AGAGAGCCTATCACTGTTAAGAAAGCTACAATAACAAAGGTATCTAAACTATTTGATCAGGCTGGAGAATTAGCATTTGATAAAGAATTATCTGCCGCACAAAAAAAGAAAGTCAATGCGGGTGCTAAAATATTCAAAGACCTTTGGGCCGAGTTGGAGAATAGATAATGAAAATAAAAAAATCAGAACAGAATGAGAATATTAGCAGCCCGTGCAAAAATCATAAAGAGATAATAAATGAAAATTAACAGAAAAGACCTTAAGGATATTATCAGACCTATCGTTGAAGATGCTGTCAAAGATATGCACGATTATGTTAGATCTGATCAGCTTAAATTCAAAAAAGAAAATGATCCTAATGCTATTCAACCTGATGATGATGCAGTAGAGAAAGAAAGATATGATTCTCTAGTCAATGACAGAGTTAATGATGAAACTAGACGATTGGGAATAACTGAAGAAATTACTGGTGATGGTTGGAGAGATATTGTAAATCAAGCATATGAATCGTGTGTAGAAGATCTTATGGACATACAAGATTTGGTAGATATGATGCAAGGTGATGATCCTAAAAGAGCTAAAGCTATATGGGCTGCTGGGAAACAATTAGATAAAGCATGTGAGGCTTTGCGTAAAGCATCGAGATAATGAATGAAACTCAGGCAACTAAAAGAAGGCTTCACAAAAGAAGAAGCAGCTGAAGTCTTAGCGCCTGAATTTGAAAAGTGGATTTCATCTAAGATCCAACATTCACATATTAAAAATGTTAAACTATCAAAAGTTATTTATTACTTGAGCAAAATGATATGAAACTAAAAGAAGCCGGTGAACAAATTCACACTTCTCCACAGTTTACTAGTACAACAACAGGTTTTAGACATCCAGGAGGTGGAGGTGATCTAAAGATTGGAACCTTTACGACTTGGACAAATAAAGGTTATCAAAGAGACACAGATCCTAAGGCTAATAAGAAGGGTGATCCTTATGGACCAGAATCCAAAGTCGATCCCCATATAGAACAACAGCTTATAGACAGAGCTATTGATATTCTATTTAATGAACATCCAAATTTGATTCAAGACAAAACGATTAGAAGACACCACATCAATATGCTTATTGGAAAAGTTACATCCGGTGAGGTCAATGATCTAATAACAATAAAGCAATTTATAAAATCTCTCAAGAAAAGAAAAATAAAAGTGGAGCAGAAAATGAAAATCAAGAAATCAGAAATTAAAGATGTTGTTAGAGAAATTCTCAGTGAACTTGAAGTTGGTGAAGAAGCAACAAATTTAGATTACTACATCAACAAAAATTATGAACCAGATGATCTCAAATATGGTGATGCTAAAGGTGGAGCTCAAGCAGGTCGAGCTATAATTAAAAAAATAGAAATGGCCATGAAGAAATTCTCCGATATAGAAAAGAAAGCGGGAAATCTAAAGGGCCCTGGAGTTCAAAGATTGTTTTGGTTCGAATTAGGAAGAGTACTCAAGAAATACATGAGCAATACAGGTGCAGGTTATCTTAAAAGCACACTTTAAAAGTTGAGTTGATTCGGGCTACACTAGCTATACTAGGAGAAATAAATATGAAACTACGAGAAGCATTTAGCGAAACTAAAAAATGGGTTGGTTGGAGACAATACCAGCTAGGCAATTTGAAGCTCGAAAAGGCTGCTAAGTTGTTACAAAAACATGGATTAGAAACTAGAATTCAAAATGGTAGAGTACAAGTGCCATATGAAGATATGAAAAAGGCAATTGATATTCTACCAATTACGCGATGGGGTTGAGGTTAAATGAATTTAAAAGCAGTATTGAAAAAGGCTGAAGCATGTTATAGAGCTGCAGTTAGGATAGATCTAAGAAGATTTGAACCGAGCCACAAAAGAGATTTAGAGAGATTAGCAAGAGCTTCACTGTTGAACACAAAAACTTTAATTAAAAGAATAAGGGAATTAGAAGATGAAAGAAGTTAACACTAGTGAGCTTACGAGAGGTATAGCAAAGGAAGTTATAAGACAACTGATACCCCACATGCAGAAATTTATGAATGAGCATCATAAAAAAGTATTGTCCCGCACTAAAAAAGTAGTTCATGAAGAAGTTAATGAATTATTCAGAGCTACAATGCTAAACGAAAGTGCTCTTGTTAGACATTCAAATGGATCTACTAGCATTGCTAAAAAAGCTGTAGCTGCTAGATCTAATGCTTCGGCAAAAGCTAAAGCAAGAGAAATGTATGAAAGAGCACTCAATCCTCAATCGATGGATGATCTATTAGAAACAGCCGAAACTCCAGAAGATGGATCGGTAGATCATAATTTTATGACAGAAGAACTAACACCAGCGCATGAAACAACTATAAATGATACAGACCCTGCGAATATGGATTTTTCTGCTCATATCGACAGAGTCCTTGGAGACGACGAATGAAGATTAAGAGGTCAGAAGTAAATCAATGAATGGCAAACGTAAAAGAAGAATGAAACCAGGAAGTACATTCTACAATGATTTGCAGGGTGATACTGGATATGTGGGAGCCGATCAGTCTAAAGGTGATTATGACCCTGAAGACAATGATGAAACTGAGGTAAATGAGATGGATTTAGACAGAGAATTAGCTGAAATCATCGCCAGGCCGAGGGAAGATCAACAAAGAAGATCTGGAAGTGTTAAGGTGTATTTGACTTCTGCTGCTCCTGATGATTTGAAATCAATTTCTCAAGATGGAACAGCCTGGATGGTTAGTGAAAATCCTTTCAAAATAGAATTTGATGGCAGAGATGGAACGTATGATGTTGAAGCTGCCTGGATAGTTACTGAATCTAAGGATGATAGAAGAAAAGATGATGAAAGAGTTGCAGCTCAGAAGAGATTAGAAAAACAAGAAAAGAAATATGGCAAGAAAGGTTACACAGATGCTGATAAGAGAGCCGAACTAGAAATGTTAAGAAAGAAAGCCTTTGAAAATGCTATTGAAGAATCGAATACTATATGGGATCAGTACGCATTGCTAAAGTCTAGATTGAATACTGAAAAGAATGAGAACAAACTATCAGAAATCAAATTGGCATTGAATAAATTAGAAAGTGATTATGATGCTAGTCTGATTAACCAATTGAAGGATTCAAGAGTTGATAGAATAGTAAGAGAACTTTCAGAAATGTATATTCATTGTAATGTATTCACAGAGTATACACATGATCAGTTGGCTTATGATAAAGAAAGATATGATGATCCTGAATCAGCTTTTCTTGTATTCAAAGACATAAACATTGGCATTAAAAACAACAGAGTTACAGACAAAGAAACCGTAAGAAATTTCCTTAAAGATGTATACAGATCAGGCGATCATATGGTTGGGTTCAAAGAGTTTCTAAAGTATCTAGTAGATAAAGGAATTAGAGTAAATGACAGAAGAGAATCAAGAAAAGCAGGCCTTGAGATTGTCAAAGAAGAATTTAAGAAAGGAGACAGACATAGTTATGGTTCCAGATATAAAAGCAATAATAGCCATCACTGGCCATTTAAGAGCTCAAAAGAAACGTATAAATAAGAATACAAAATTCAAAATAGTCAGATTAGCAAATGATGGATATTATTCAGTTAGACCTATTACTACACCACAAAAATCTGATACCATAACACTCAGTCGATCTGAAATAGAAAAGGGAGATTAACATGAGAAAATATACAATGATTGCATTGATAATTTGTTTTGCTGGAGCTCTTAGTATTGATGCTCAACCACTTCAAAATAGAATGAGAGGTGGAGATAGAATGATGAGAGATCAAATAGAAAAGCTTGATGTTAAAGATAGAGAACCTATCGTAAGAAAATTAGATGAATTAGCGAAACTTAGAGAACAACAAGCAAAATTAACAGAAGAACTTAGAGCTCTTCTAGAAAAACATGATATTGAAATGCCAAGAAGAGGAAGACCAGGCCCAGCTGATGGTAGAAGAGGGCCCCGCGGAAGACCTAATAGATCCGTACAATAAAACAGAAAGAGGGAGACATGAATAGTAATGGTCCACTCTCGGTAGAAGTAAAGCCGGGCGAAGATATAGAATATGCTTTAAGAAGGTTCAAGCAAAAGTTGAAAAGGGATGACAGATTTGTAGAGATGAGGCGGCATGATTATTTCATTAAACCATCTGCAAAGAAAAGATTAAAAAGAAGACGTAAAAAGTTATCTGACGGTAGGGATATGCAGGATTTGAGTTAGATAATGTATTTAAACAATTTAGACATATATTTATATTAAATTAGCATGTTCAAAAGCTAATTAATTTTATTAACGGAGAATTTTAGAAATGGCAAAAAAGAAAGATATTATTGAAGAAGCTGTTGAAGAAGCCCATAAGGTTAAGGCAACAGCTTTGGAATCAGCAAAGGGAGTTATTGCTGATGCTATGTCTAATCGACTCAAAGAAACCGTATCAAGAGCTATCAATGAAGAACTTGGTGCAGGGGGCGACCCTCCTTCTGATTACGATGAAGATGGTGAACAGAAGAGATCAGGTGATAACCAACCTGCAGTAGGTGATACAGGTGATGATCTTTCAGATGAAGGTGATGGACCAGCAGTAATTGAAGCTGGGCTTGAAGAAGATGATTTCCTCGATGATGATGATATGGACTATGAGGATGATGACGATTTGGATATGGGTTATGAAGAAGAAGATGATGTCGACATGGATATTGACGATGAAGAAGATGATGTTATCGAAATCGTTGAAGATGATATAACTGAAATGGGTGATGATGAAGAAGACATTGATTTTGGTGATGATGAACCAGAAGATGACTTTGAAGAAGCTGCTCTTACTCGGGAAAACAAGCGTCTCAAGGCTTACGCTAAGAAACAGTCCAGCCGTATCACTCAGCTTGAAACAGCACTTGGAACAATGCGTGATCATATTAAGGAAGTCAACCTCTTTAATGCACGTCTAGCCGGTGTATCAAGAATCATGGGTGAAGTAACAATGACAAAGTTTGAAAAGGATAGACTTATTGATAAGTTTGATGATTGTGAATCTGTCAATGAAGTTAAGAGAACTTATAAGGCTCTTAAAGAAGCTTATAGATCCTCAAATAGAGTTAGAAAACACCGTGTTTCTAGACCTAATGTTCCTTCAGTACGCAGTACACTTAACGAATCCGCAGGATCAGAATTCTCTAGAATGTCTGAAATTGCAGGACTTTAAAATAACACATACGAAACCATTCGCTATGGGAGACGAATAGAATGGAAAATATTATTGAACAAATGACCAAGGACCACTCTGAAAGAGACCTTCGTGTTGAAATGAAGAAACTCGCAGAAAAATGGGGTCGCACTGGTCTTCTTAAGAAACTCGACGAAGGTAAGAGCTCTGTCGTGGCAAGATTGCTAGAAAATCAGGCAATCGAACTTAAGCGTAACATGAATGAGGCAACTCAGACAGGAAACGTTGCAAACTTTAACAAGATTGCCTTTCCTCTTGTCCGTAGAGTTTTTGGACAGTTGCTTGCTAATGAAATCGTTTCAGTTCAGCCAATGAGCCTTCCATCTGGTTTGCTTTTTTTCCTTGACTTCAAGTTTGATAGAAATAAGTCAGGTGTAACAAGTGGTGGATCAGTTTATGGAATACTTGACAATGCTCCACCAAATAACAATCCTCAGCTAGATGCAGTTGGTGAACAAACAGCATCTGGTGGATTTTACAACATGCAATCCGGATATTCCAAGAGAATCTTCAGATTGTCAAATGCAGCTCCAACATACTCAGGCGTTACAGCAACATCTGAACTACTTGGTGGTGCTACAGTTTCAGGTTACAACTTCACACTGGTCGCATCTGGTTCTACAGACCTTGCTTCACTTCATGAAATCAGACCTTCGACTTCTGGTGAATTGAATCGCGATTCAACCAAAACATTTAGAACTTTGTGGGCACTCCACTCTGTATCTGGTACTTCCCTTTGGGGTAAATTTGATCATACAATGACAGTTGTTACAGCTGGTGTTGTTCAGGTCTTTACAACTCAGGCAGGTGTTGGTGCTATTGGATCTGCTGGATATGATAGTTCATGGGTCGCTGGTGTTTCGGCAACAGTTTTAGTTGGACCTGCAAGATCTAACGTATCCTCAGATAGTGGAACAAACAACCTTGGCGATTTTGAATCTACATCAGCTATTCCAGAAATTAACCTATCGGTTAGTTCGGTTGCTGTTACAGCTCAAACAAGAAAGTTGAAAGCTACATGGACACCAGAGCTTGCTCAGGATCTTAACGCTTATCATGCTCTTGATGCTGAAGTTGAATTGACAACAATTCTTTCTGAAATCATCTCAACAGAAATTGACAGAGATATTCTTGGTCAGCTTCTTTCAGGTGCTTCCGTTAGAGCTGCTTGGTCAAGAATGATTGGACGTTATGTATCTTGGGGTGCAAATGATGTTGTTTCTACAGTATCATTGGCCAACACATCCGAATCAACACAGGACTTCCACGGAACACAGCAAGATTGGTACCAGACTCTTGGTGAAACAATCACAACTGTTTCGAATGAAATCCATAAGAGAAATCTTAGATCGGGTGCTAACTGGTTGATCTGCAGTCCTGAAATTGCTTCAGTCATTGAATCAATTGCTACATTCAAACCAAATGCAGTCTTCGATCCAACAGAAGTTCAGTACTCTTTGGGTATTGAAAAGACTGGTTCACTTACAAACAGGTTTACTGTTTATAAGGATCCTTATTTCCCTCATCATAGATTGTTGATGGGTTATAAGGGAGCTGGATTCTTGGATTCCGGATTTGTATATGCTCCATATGTTCCATTGGTAGTTACACCAACTATCTTTGAACCTAACGACTTTACTCCACGTAAGGGTGTTATGCACAGAGCAGCTACACAGATGGTCCGTCCAGAATACTACGGAACAATTACGGTTGTTGATCTTAATGTAATTGGATCTCCTGCATCATACTAATCCTTGGGGTTAAGTAGAAAATATTAAAGGCCTTCGGTTTAAAAACCGTTGGTCTTTTTTTATTATAGATTGATATTAGTATTCAATCAAATTGAAAGGTTCTTGGGAATATTTCGAAGAGAAACACAATAAATTAATGACTTACTTAGAAGGACTAACTAAAGATAGAGAGGTGGTGAAAGAATGAGAAAATTGCTTATTGTATTATTGGCAGGAGTATTTTCACTTCCAATGATAGCTCAAGCTCTTGAGTTGGAAACTGGAGGTGGAGTTACTGCAACTGTTAATGATGATTTTAGTACTTCATTAGATGGAGATAGATTAAGTGTAACTTCACTTAGATTTGGAGATACAACTCAGTTAGGTTTGAGAGTTGCTATTACAGATGCACATCAAGCCGTTTATGGAATCACAGGAAATTTCAGGCATCATTTTAGAAATGTTCTTGGTGTAACTCCATACGCTGAAGCTGGTGCTGGTCTACAGAATACAGGGTTTACAAACACTGGCATCAAGAGGCTTTTGGCTGGTGCTGTAGGAGCAAGACTCCAGCAGTGGGGTGTAGGACTGTTCGTTGATGCTAGATTCAATACTGTTTTTGAGAAGGATTTTTCCGATAGGTTAAATTCTGTACAGTTCACAACAGGACTATCAGTATCACGATAGAGCCAGTATCACGATAGAGCTGGTAGCGTAAATTATGGGCCTCAGAAATGGGGTCCATTTTTTAGCGTAAAAAGCTGATCAGCTATACGTTTTCTACATTCCAACCATTAATAGATTAGCCGATCTTTGGCTCCTAAGTTGTTAGTTTTAAACAGTTAGGACCTACAATTCGCACAGAGAGGCGTAAATCTGCGTTATGTATGAATTATCAAGATGGGAATTCAAATCGTTCAGATCGTAGTCTCTGAGCCCAAAAACTAATCGCATAAAAAACAAATGTTTATGCAGGACTAAGTGTATGCGACACAATAGTTTAGCAAAAAAGTAATAGAATTCGTAGATAATCGTCTTTTTTTTTGGTTTTATGTTTCATATCGCTTCTAGATTTGTTATATTATACATGTTACAAATAACTAACCAAAACAAGCTTAGGAGATTCAATGAGTAAGACAGCTGAAATCATCAAAGTTGGTGAAAAATATCATCTCACATATGCCGGAATCGTTCTCATGAAATCAGGATCTAAGGAGACAATTCGGGTTCGTTTTAACCACGGAAAAGTTGCTAAAGTCAATAAGGCTGGAATAACGGACTTCGTAGATAAAACTGGTGAGACTGATGTTTCTATGGCTTCTGGAAAGAAAGCTAGCCGGTTCGATATTCACAAGCGAATGGATTTTATGAGCCAACTTACTCAGATGGTTGTTGATGGTGATATGAAATCTTTGGTAATTACCGGCGAACCTGGAACTGGAAAAACCTACGGCGTTATCAAAAAGCTTCATGAAAACGATCTCAAAGAAAACCGAGATTTTGTCATTATCAAAGGTCACTCAACTCCCAAAGCAATGTTCCGATCACTCTATGAAAACCAAGATCGAATAGTGGTTTATGATGATTGTGATGATGTTTTGAAAGACCTGATCGCTCGAGGAATTCTTAAAGCTGCTCTGGATTCTTTTGACAAGCGAATTGTTCACTGGCGAACAGAAAAATCAGATGATACGCTTCCTTCTTCTTTCGAATTCAAAGGTCAAATCATTTTTATCTCCAACATTCCTGGAGACAAGATGGATTCTGCTATCGTAAGTCGGTCAATTTTGGTTGATGTTTCAATGACCAAGAAAGAGAAGATCGAACGGATGCGGAAAATTCTTCCTGACTTGGAAGATGATTGTGCCCTTTCTTCTAAAGAAGAAGCTTTGGATTTACTCGCCGAATTGCAGGACGATGCGGTTGATTTTAACATCCGATCCTTGCTTCGAGTAATTCGAATTCGGAAAGCTTATCACGTAAAAGCCAAGAAATCTGAATGGGCCGAATTGGCCGAATATATGGTAACTCAGTAATAAAGGAAATTAGAATGAAAAAGCTAATTGCACGACGAACTAAGTTTATGGGAATTACCCCGGATCCAATAGTCAATATCGTCCTTTGGGAAAATGAAGATGATTACATCGTTCACCATGAAAATTCAGAAGATGGAAGCTTGTATTGGGGACACTATTTCCCGAAGAAAATGTATGGTGAAGGACAGGAAGAAGAAGTTTACAAAGAAGCAAAGCTAGCATACGAAACGAGGTAACAAAAATGAAATTATTAATAACGACAATCTTGATTATTTCTTCGCTAAATTCTTGCGCATCACTTAGAAATATCAATTTAGTTTCTACATCAGACGAAATTAAAATGGGAGAAGAGTATTCAAGTTATATAGAGAAAAAACTAGAGATGTGCCGTAATGAAATTGTCAATTCATATATCGACAGTTTAGGCCAATCGCTAACCAGTAATTCTAAAAGAAGCAACGTGACTTATAAATTTAAAGTAATTTTGGATAAAAGTATCAATGCGTTCGCTGTCCTGGGAGGCTGGATATATGTAACCTCAAGCTTAATATTAGCTTCTGATTCTGAAGATGAACTTGCCAGTGTAATTAGCCACGAAATAGGTCACATAGAAAAAAAGCACTCGGCTAAAGCTATAACTTCACACACTGGCTTACAAATCGCAGGTGAAGCAATATTTCACAAAAAACCTTCTATAAAAGATAAAATCCTTATAGGCTCAACGTTAATATTACTCAAAAATAGCAGAGAATCTGAGAAAGAAGCTGATTATTATGGAGTAGACAACCTTTCGCGACACAACTACTATCCTTGGGCGTTTCTAACATTTCTCGATAAAATCGAAAATGATATGAACAAATTGGTCGAATGGACATCGACTCACCCTAGTTCAAAAAATAGAAAAAAATATATTCGAAGACATGTAGACGCTCTGATAGAAGACTTACCAACAGGAGATAATGGATATTCTATTATGAAGGTCAAACATCGCATTAGCAAGTCATACGATAATGTAAAGAAAATTCTAGATAAGGATTTATAGAATGAGAATCAGACAAGACCAGGTTCAAGAATTATTCGACAAAAATGTAACTGGAATTACTGATGAAGCTCACTTGATGATAGACAGTATATTTGAAAAGGTCTACGACGAATGGGTGAAAATTGGAAAGCCTGAAGATTGCAAAGTAGATTGCGACATTGATTTTGGACAACGACTAGTAGGAAAGATGAGAGTGATATAATGATTGTTAATGTGAATAAAGTTACATTCCGAATGGGAGAAATCATAACTAGCCAGACCGAGATAGCAAAAAGAATGGAAAAAATATTTTTGGAAACAATGATTCTGATTTATTCAAAGAACTCAAAGATCAAGCATCAAGATTGAGTGGAGAATATAATGCTCTCCTGGCGGTTTCTAAAGGAATGTATACGTAGTTTAAAAAGGAAAAGAAATTGATTAATAGGATCAAAGGAGAAAATTATGTCTATTCTAATCGACAATGAAAATGATATGCAGGACTTTCTCATCAATATGATTGAAGAATGGAATCTTCAACAGGGATTGAATTGTGAAGATGAGGGAAATTATGTTTCGGTTTTGGATTTCGACACGATTTATGGAACTGAAGCAAAAGGATTAGTTCTAACTCTTCCCGATCAAAGCGAATATGAAATTACAGTAAGGAAAACGAAATGATGGATCTAATCGACAATGAAAATGATATGCAGGACTTTCTCATCAATTATAACAATTAAGCTGAATCAGATCGAACTTGAACAAGCTGTTCTCGAGTATGTTGAAAATCGAATAGATGTTCCTGTTGGTGACCATAGAGTGTTTTTTGATACTGAAGAAGCACGCGCTGTTGCAACTATAAATTTTAAGGGAAAACAAAATAATGCATAAAGAATTAGTTTTAACTACTGACGATATAAAAATGGCTGTTAGAAATTATGCAAGAGAACGATCGGGCAAAACTATTGATAAATTTGAACCAGTGATGCTAAGTTATAAGAAAGGTTCACCTTCAGGTATTGTCACACAACAGTTTGAAGCTAGAATAGATATAAAGGCAGAAGAATGAAAAACTATGATGAAAGTGTATATCCCACAGCTGTAAAAGTACTCGGTAAGTTTTTTGTAATGTACGAAAAATATGGACGTAATGGAAAGCCCGAACCCTATGCTTCTTGTTTCAATATTCAATTATGTCAATTATGTAGAGATTCTTGTGAGGCTCCGAATGCGATAACTACATCTCACTCTCAAGAGCAATTAAAAGAATGGGGATTGATAGAGCTTCCAAAATCTTACGGAGAACTTTACATCTTAGATTTTGATGATTGGACAGGACAAGCTGTTTGTCGCGATTGTCACAAAGAGAAATTCGATACTCACAATCGATTGTACAGAAAAGCTAGTGATGCTATCGACAAAAGATTGGAAGATTATTTTGAATCTCTTTTCATAGAAAAAGTTTCAGTAATCTGGTCAGCATCTCCATACGACGACAAAGGTCTTCCAGTTGATATTCTTGAAGATGTAGCTGTAGAAGGTAAAGTTAAATTTTTCCAGACTCATGATGCATTCTGGGAAGGTGATTCAGACGAAGGTGGTAATTATGAATCCCCAGTTGTTGAAAATCCAACTTGGTTTGAGGTTGCTAAATTCGCTAATGATATGATTTACAGAACACATGATTTTCATCATGTGTTTCTAGAAAGTGTTTATCAAGATAAAGATGTTTCTTGCAACAATGCGGTAAAAGTTTATAAATTTGGAATGGGGAGTTAGTTAAAATGGGCGACAATTGGACTAAGACTGATTTTGTTGGTGAAAATACTTCCGGTACAATTCGATATAAATTGACTCGAAGAGGAATGACTATGAATTCTTACCGAGCCGAATTGATTGAAGGCACCTGGCCCGAAAAACAAGAATTGATTAATCTTTGTGATGGACTCAGAGATGAAAGCATCAAACTTCCTCCCCTCGAATCGAGAAATTTTGGAGGATCAGTTACTGAATTCATTCAAGTTTGCAAAAAAGTTGGAAACACCTACGAAGAAACTCTAAACGAAACAGGCAATGGAAAGAAAGTTGCTGATGTAAATGTCTATACAGACTGAGGTGATATATTTATACTCACGGCTGTCTGTATTGCAATTTGGAAAGCAATGGATATTTAAATGAAAATCAGAATCATAGGTGATGTGCACGGAAAAGTATATCAATATCTGCCTCTTACTAAGGATTGTGATTACTCGATTCAACTAGGCGATGTGGGATTTAAAAAGCATTATAATTTTCTAGATAGAATGGAATATGATAAAAACAAACATTTTTTTATTCCAGGAAATCATGATGATTATGATAATCTTCCAGAGTATGCTTTAGGAGATTTTGGAACTTTAAAATTCTATAGAGAAGATCACACATACGATCACAATTCAGAAATGTTTTGGGTTCGAGGAGCTTTTTCAGTAGATCATAGATTGAGAAGAGAAGGAATTGACTGGTGGAGAGATGAAGAGCTCAATCACAACGAAGCGAATAAAGCGCTAGAAACTTTTGCAAATTCAAAACCAGAAACTGTGCTATCTCATGACTGTCCTGCAGAGATTCTACCGTATGTGCTGACAGACGATCGGAAGATAATACCTTCACACACCTGCAAGATGCTCCAGGAAATGTGGAAAATCCACCAGCCTCGAAGATGGTTTTTCGCACACCATCATCAATCGAAGAAAGTCAAAATCAATCGTACTAACTTTATATGTCTCAATGAGTTAGAGGCGTATGATATTGAATGCTAGAAGCGACACTCTTTCCAACGATCTGAGCGATGTTATACATAAACCAATATACTTTATCATAATAGGCAATCATATCGCTCAGATCGTCCTGGACATGCCAAAATAAAATATATGATATAACTTCAATATAATCAAATACTTGTACCTTTTTATCGAAAATAGGTACTTTTTTTTGGTTTTATGTTTCATATCGCGGCTAGATTTGTTATATTATACATGTTACAAAATTGGATACGGAATTCCTGAAAAGGTTTTCAACATCAAAATGGAGAAATTCTAAATGTATCTCAAGCACAAAGTTCCAGAATGCGATTTTAAGAATATCAAGTATGACGAACCGGTGGATGGAGCTTATGTCCTTTGCCGGGGAGCAACTGGACGCTGGTGCCCGGTTATGTTTGCCGGTCCGGAATGGCTCGAGGAAAATGATATCGAGCTGGTAAATTTTGAAGAAGCTGAGGAATACATAATTTCTCGGAACCCTCATGATTATTTGGAGGCTTAAGAATGTCCTGCAAAACTCTTCAGGATCACAAAAACCGACTTCCGGTTGGAGCAACTGTCAAACAATATTTTCCTCTGGGAATGTATAAGGAAACGGTTTACTATTACCAAGTTACGAAACACAATTCTAAGTCAATTCAGTTTCATGAATTTGGCCGACAAAACAAATTCTCAATGTCAAGTCCCACTACTCTGAATTATATGCTGGAGGTTGATTGATGGATTTGCTACATAGCAAAGAACAAGAATGGGCCAGAGAAGTTAAAGAATCATATGAAAACTCGAAACCATTCTTCGATATAGATCTTAAAGATGGATTTTTCATAATCCCATCTCACAATATGATGTATCTCGAAGACAAGATTGAGAAGCTCAACAAGAAAGCTATCAAAATTGGCTCCGATCCTATCGTCATAAAGCAATCGGCACAAATCGTCAGGAAAGAATGGCGAAAATACAGATCGCTATACGAAGGTTGGAAATCAAATACTCAATCAAAGCCAGTAGAGAAATTCTACAAATTGGTTGAGATAGTTGGAGAAGCTCCTGTAATTAACGGCTGGAAATTAGCTGCGGTACTAGAACATCTAGATGGAACTGAAGAAACTTTGGTAAAAACAGTTCCCGGAGAAACCGTTCCAGATAAGTATCGCACAACTGGCCGGTATTTGTGTGAACATTGTCACAGAAATATCAACCGAAAAAATACATTTGTGGTTTATAATGAAGATTCGGTTGATTACAAAGCAGTTGGATCCGGCTGTATAAAGGATTTCCTTGGTCACACAGATCCTAAGCTTTTTGCCCAATGGGCTTCTTGGCTAGATAGATTCTACAAAGATGTCAAGGAATTTCAGGACGAGGATTATGATGGTCCAAAATCTGTAGGTCGAAAGCCTATTCCAAACATTGGTCTGACAGATTTTATGGGTTATGTTTGCGAATCTATTATTCGACACGGTTGGATTTCGAAAAAGAAATATCAGGAATCTCTGGATCGGGAAGGACATTCTAATCTAACTCCTACTACGTGGGATGCTGAAGAAAATTTCTTCAAACGGAATCCTAAGGACAACGATTACTGGGATCCTTCTGAGGAAGCTCTGGAGCGGTCTGAGAATATTATGGAATGGGCTCCTAAATTCCACGATATGGTAAATGATGGAGATTATTTTCACAATCTCTCCACAATTCTTAAGGCTGGGTTTGTAGATCGAAGGTCTTACGGCTTGGCTGCTTCAATGAGTCCTTGGTATTGGAGAGAAATTGAAGCTAAAGCTGAAGATAAGGCGAAGAAACCTGATGCTCCTGAATCTCAGCATGTTGGAAATGTTAAAGACAGACTCCAGTTCGATGTCAATATCATTTTTATGAAGGAAATTGAAAGGCAATCATATAGCTATTATGATTCTGGAATCTCCTATCTCTACAAAATGATTGATACTGAAGGAAATCATCTAACCTGGTTCGCTTCTAAGGACGAAATGGAAGTTGAAAAGGATTATAGGATTCTCGGAACGGTGAAGAAACACGATACGTACAACGGAGTAAAGCAAACACTCTTAAATCGATGTAAAGTTATGGAGGAATTAGTATGAAAGCAACTATCGTAAATTTTGTAGCAGAATCAGGTGGAGATTATTATCAGGCACTCTATTTAGATGGAAAATTGGTTATGGAGGGTGATGAATATCACGACAACATTGGATCAAAAGTAGAGGGGTATTTGGAAGGATTAAAAGCTTCAGGAACAGAAATTGAAGAGGTTTATGGAAGACATTCAGAGAAGTGGGGAGACTTGAATTACGAAATTGAAGATGAGGGAATGTCTTGGGGTTCGGGAATTCCAGAGAATTTTGATGATATTGATTTAACCAAACAATCAACGGAGGATTAAATGTCTAGGCGATTAGTAGGTCGAGCTGATATGGGTAGAGTTAATTTAAGCTCAACGGGTAACACGAAAGCTTATACTCTGACAAAATATATTGAATCATTCCAAGAAGAAATTGGAAGAATGTCTCAAGAAGATTTGATAGAAAAGTTCAATGAAGCTATAGAAAAAGGAGTCAATATCTCTATAGACAAGCTCGACCAAATGATCAGCAATATTGTAAATTCACCAGGTATTATTGAAGCACAGAAATATGTTTACAATATATTGCTTGTTGGAGCAGGCTTGGGAGTCCAATCAGAAGTTTCAAATAATTTCTACATTCCAACAGACGGGGATAATAGACTCGACAGAAAAGTGGGGAGATCAGCATGAAAATGCTTAATCGAATATGGAAAGAATGCAAAACAGCTTTTAATGTAGCTGGATTAGCACTCACACTTTTCTTGGCTTATTACGTAATCGCAGCTATTGGAATATTGTTAGGACCAAAATAAAGGAGAAATATGGCGCATTTAATTTTCGCGGATGGTGGAGCTGCAAATGAGATTAATCCGGAAGGTGAATTCTTTACTTTGAAAGAATTACAGGATTTGGTGGGAGGATATATTGAAAGGGTTGTGTATAGCGCCAAGCCTGGAGTTGAAGCTGGGGTCATGATTGTAGATGAAGAAGGATTGTTGAAACAATATCCTCCTAATAATAGTGCTTCATTCTTAGCTGGCCAGACTATCGTAGGAGATGTTGTGGTAGTAGAAGAAGTTAATACTCCTGACGGAGCTGAATGGAAATGAAACACAAGAACTTAGTGATATTTATATTGTTATGAGATTTCATTGGATGAATCATTCAAGCTATAGTCTCACATCATTATATTTTAAATGATCTTAGGAGAGGTGAAAGATGGGAAATGATAATTTTGACCCCGATGCACAGCCAAGTTTTGATCCAGATAATAACAACGAAAACAATGATCGAATGTCATTTGCTTGTAGCATGATAACTCAAACCTGTACTAATATCTTGGGCCTCGTTCAAAGCTGCTATGATGAAACCATCGTCGTATTAGATAAATATGAAAATGAAAGATCAGAATTCTATGATAGTAAGCTCAAGTGGGATCTATCACTCACAGAAGATCCTAGACGAAGAGAACAGGCAGGGAAAAACCACAAATCAGCTCTGAGTCATGTCCATAATATGACAGATAATTACAGATTTGCATCGAAAACTCTATTGAATAAGATTGTGAATAACATAGCATTCTATAGAAAACACATCCCAGATTTACTCGATGGTTCTATCACAGATCAAGAGTTTCAACGAATCTCAGATGCTGATATTCCAATTGCTGATGATATAGAGCAGATGTTTTCTGATGTTACTAAAAAATTGAAAGATAGCGAAAACGAATCCTGATATACGCACTCTAGTTAACATCGCTCAGATACGAAGCAGACGAGGTCGTTAAACCTAATGTTTTCAACACCTTATGCATATAATGAATCATTGAATAAAGGTTATAACTTATTATAATTCAATGGTTTATTATGTGCTTTTTTTTTGGTTTTATGTTTCATATCGCTTCTAGATTTGTTATATTATATATATGATTAATAAACAATCACAGCCACAGCTTAGGAGAATCAAATGAAGTTATTCCGAGTTCCTATCGCAACTGAAATCAAAGCTTACAATCCTGAATTGGATGGAGCATTATGGAATACTGGTTTCGAACCTACTTTCACCAAACGAGAATCTGTATTCGAACGAGAAGATTTGATAGCAGATCCTGTTTCGGTAGCTAATGACAAGAATGGTGAAATTCCTGAATGGGCTGCAAACTGGGGCAAGCAAGGTTATATGGTTTTTGAATTGCCCGAAAATGACCGAGGTTACACTTTGATGGCAGTAAATCACAAATTTGTGGAGACTATGTAGATGGAAAAATGCTCGGAGTTTGAGACGAGATTGTTGAATGCTTTTATGCTGGATTTAGAAGATATTGTCAGACCGGTCCTAGAATGGAACGATCACGAAAATGAAGTATTCATCAAGTTCATGTCAGAAGATGGAAGCCGAGATAAAGAGCAAGGCGACCTTTTTGCTGAATGGGCAAATCGAAATAACGTCCCATTCACTCCAATGGGTGAAAGATCATTCATCGCAGTAGATTATAAACTTTCAGATGCATTAGACGACTTGGAGGAATATTAGAAATGGTAATAAAAGTAACACATATCAATGGTTTCGCTCAGACATTTATAGGCGATCAGACAATCGTTGAAAATGAAAATGAAATTAGAATCTTAGGCACAACTGTGAAGGAGAATGAACGCACTTGTGAAATGGAAGAAATTGATACTACAAGAATTTATTTGAAATCAAATGTAGCTAAGATTGATGTTTGGAGCACATTTGAAAAATTTATAGATGATCTAAAGGATCCTTATGATCGACTCCAAAGAGATAAAGCAATAATGACGAAGGACGAACTGGAGGCTGCGTATCTATAATGTTTGAAGACATAAGTTTTGTTGAACTCGAAGAGAAACACAAGGAAGATGAAGGTTTGGTTCTGTAGGATGTGGTGGAGAGCCAGAGGAATGGTTCGAAGGAGTTTCAGGTTTGTTGAATGACGCAAAAATCTCTCCAAATGGTAGAGCTGATTTTGGTGAATTCTACAAAATGGTTTCTACAGGTGGACGAATGGATCTGGTTATGATGTTTGGTGAGAAGAATGAGCTAGACATTGGCCGGTTTGCTATGTGGAGATTGAACTTCGGTGATGCATCCTGGCTGTCGGATTTCTTTGTGAATTATCGAAAACACTATATTGAGGAATAAGATGCTTAATTGGAAACGACACTACACTGGAATTTCTACAGCTGAGTACGGTAGACTCTATCTTAAAAGGAACACCAAGACTGAGAAATTGCAATTTATAAGATATCGATTTACTGGTGTCTTCCTCAGACGAGGAAACTATTTGAAGAATGGAATATTTGAATTCTTCACTAGGAAATGGCATGCTGGATTGCTGAGAAAATTCACAAAACCATACATCAGATGGAGTGGATCATTCTCAGACCCATATTGTACAGTAATGTTTCATATTGCTTGGTTTGGAATTGGCAGGAGAACACCAAAATTCCTGAAAACTCTTAAAGAAAATCGAGTGACAAAGTATTGGGAAGATTGTCCATTTCCTGATTGGGAAGTATAGGAGAAAAAAATGGCTTACATTGAAGAATTTACAGGTGAAGGAGAATATGCTGGAGAACAGAGATATTTCCTTCAAAATCTATCAGCAAATCAGGTGAAAACAATCAGAAATGCATTGGTTAGATATATACAAGATGGGAACACGCTTCCATCTTACGAAAAAGACATGATAGCTCCATTTGCTACAATGTTGCATCAGTATATCACAGAGGAAATTGATTAATGAACGAAGGACAAAAGACTTTACTCGACATACTACCCGATGAATGCCCAGAGCGTACAGCCCTTGAGGCATTGAACGAGAATAAACATTATTGTCCCCAATGTAAGAAGAACTACAAGCCAAACTTCGCCTATAAGCATGATGCTTTCGAATCTGGAACTCATATAGATCGTGAACAATGGCTTACTGGATTGTGCTCCGATAAATGCTGGAAAGATTATCTTGGAGGCGTAGAATAATTTTCTTTTTTGTTTACAATCGCCTCAAAATTGATTATATTTATATATGACAGTAGGACATTAGGAGTGGTGTGTAAAATAATCTAGGAGAAACTGAATGAACAAGCTTTTTGAAAATGGCCTCACAATAGAAGAAAGAAACAAGCTCGTATTGGAAAATGATTGGGTGATTAATGCACTCATCAAGAAGTATTATCATATTTCAGGTGTCGATTTAGACGATATGAGATCAGAAGCTCATGTTATGATGTGTAGGGGTGCTGAAACATATGAAGCAGGAAAATCCAAGCCTTCCACTCATCTCTACAATTGGGCTAGAGCTGGTATTTTGAACTATCTTGCCGAAAAAAGAGTTGTTCACATTCCTCGAAATAAGATCAATGAACAGATTCAAATGAATAAAGTTGAGCTTGATGTTAACAGATCACGAATTGTCCAAAAGGAAATTCCATTGGATAATTATTCAATTGATTCTGGTGATGAGAACAGACTGTATCAAGATAAGATTCAAAAGCAAGTTTTGGACACAATCACAGCTGATCCCGTGAATATCTATGGTGACACTGAATTGTCTGAGCATATTGAATTCGTGCTTGATAAGGAAGATCTATTGTCTCCCATCGAAAGATTCACAATCATCCATAGATATGGGTTGAAAGGTGAAGAAAGAAAGACTCTGACACAAACTGCTTCTTTGACTGCTTCAGTGTTTGGCAAGAAATATACTGAAATGGGATTGAAGAAAGCTCAAGATAGAGCATTGCTTAAGCTTAGAGGGGATGAAGACTTAGAAGATGCTTTTGTATAAATAGCTGTTCCGGTCACGTTGGAATTTCCAACCTCTGGAGCAAGTCGAGGGATGCTGAAGCCGGATAGGTCCTCGGCTAATGAAAGGTTATGAGATGACAGAACATGCTGAAATATTACAAGAGTTGAAGACGTGTCTTGCAGATATGAAAGACATAAAAGAAAGAATCAAACATCTCGAAGGTAAAATTATTCGTCACGAGGAAACTTATGATGAATTTATTAAGCCCAGAGAATGGAAACATCCTCATCCCTGGGAAGGTCCCCGCGCTTGGGAAGGCCCTAGCGATCATGAATCTTAGAAAGCTAAAAGGGATCATGCCAAATGATGGTAGACATGATCCCAAATCAGCAGAATTTGCACAAACGACCGAGTGGTGTGAAGGCTGTCAAACTGAATTCCCTTTAGACTCGACAACTTATGTCGAAGAAAGAAGAAAATGGTTATGTCAAAAATGTCAGAAGAGTGGATAAGAATTCCAAATGGCGAATTAGTAGATATATCAGATTTTAATAGAATCAGAATAAATCCAAATGTACTCGGAGATGAATTTCATGTTCTAGCTAGTAAAGATACTATGGGATATGGAGGAAATGAAAGAAGCTCGATTCAATTGTTCGAAGGAACTAAATGGGCTTGCAAGAGATTCATGCTCGTATTAAGGAACATCAAGAACATAATCGATATTGACTACAAAGAAAAGGATGATGTTTTCTCTTACAAGCAAGGAAATGGTCATAGGCAAATAGCATTTGGAAATATAAGCGAAAGTGAATATCACGAATGAACATAATCATCATAGATTTTGAGGCCACTTGCTGGCGAGGACATCCAGAAAAATCTAGGAATGAAACTGAAATCATTGAGATAGGTCTAGTTGTTCATGAAACTAGTTGCAAAATATCTACAGGTGCATTTGAAACATTTGTAAGACCTTCTAGAAATCCAGAGCTTGATAAATTTTGTATGGAGCTTACTGGAATAACTCAAGAAAAAGTTGAATGTGCTCCACTATTCATAGATGCACATAATACGATGTATAATATATTTGCATCGTTCGGCTATCCTCCCTGGGCATCTTGGGATGATTTTGATAAAAGACAGTGGAAGAGAGATTGTCGATGGTGGGAACTTCCTGATTTTACAATGAGGCACATCAATCTAAAAACAGTATTCAACTGGCAATACAAAGAAAAAGTAGGAGTAGTGAATGCTCTAAAGTTTCTAGGATTGGAATTTGAAGGAACTAATCATAGAGCTCTAGCCGATGCAAAAAATGCAGCAAGAATATGTAATCATCTCGACATAGAAAAATTTATCAAGGAGAATAAATGAAGAAGATTCAAGAAGTTATAAGATTGAAAAATGCTTTAGATACTGAAATAACAAGACTAAGAGCCGATCCTCTGTATATTGACACTGTCAATGAAGGAGAAGTAAGAATAAAGAGATTGGTCAATAGAAGAAATACGATAGATGAAATTCTCAAGAACTATATAGCTATTCAATGGTTATTGGATGATAATTTTACAGATTCAGATGTTTTGGATGCATCTAGATAATGAACGAATACAAATTTAAACTAAGATTCTGGACTTACTTTGGAGAGTTTGACGTGAAATCTCCAAGCGAAGCTTCAGCATTTTTGGGTGAATTACGAGAATCTATTCGTCGAAACTCTGGAAATCCAGAATGGGATGGATTTTTTGAATTTGAGAATACCGATGGAAAAACCTTCATCCTGAATCTGATGGAAATCAAAGCTGTGGCTGACCTAGGGAAGCTGAGGAAGACAAAGCAGAGCTCCTGAGGGAATACGATCTGAGAGCCGTGAGGAGGTCGTTATGTATGAATTATCAAGAAAAGAATCTAAATCGTTCTGACACCAACTCTATACGCCTCTCCTAAGTTGTTGTTTTACAAACACTTATGATATACCTAACTTATTATAATACAATAACTTATACAGATATACGCACAGAATCGTTAAACCCTTAGAACGGTACGGTTTAGAACCAAATGGATGTTTTTTTTTATTCATTTGGTTTTTTATTTGATTTTATGTTTCATATCGAAGCTAGATTTGTTATATTATACATGTTACAAAAACATACGGTTTTCCTCCAGACAGGAAACAAGGTTATAAGACCCTCAGAGGGCAATGATACCTGGGAAAATCAAAATCACGGTTTTTAAGGAGAAGCAAATGAGTACAACGAATTCTACCCTCGCCAAACTTCACATCAACGCTTTCCAGATTTTGTTGGAGGAAAAGGGATATGAGGTTGAGACTTCAAAATCTATATATTCACTTCCTTCGATTTGCAGAGTTGATGGAGTCGGGGTTTATATTCAATTTGAGAAGACCTTCGCGCATGAAGCTACAAACCGATTTCCTGATGACAGTTTGAAAATGAAGATTAACTGGCCTTCAAGTTCTGGATATCGAACTTCTACTCTCAAAGCTTCTACAATGAATTTTGATTACGATCGAGTAATTGAAAAGATCGTTGAAGTAGTTGAGCTGGAAAAGAAATTTCAGAAGGAACGAGCCGAACGAAACAACCGGCGCGAAGCTGCTGAGAAGATTGCTGAAAATATCCGAACTGAGCATGAAATTGAACGTTGGCATGGCCCGGCTTCGATTTCAGGTTCCGGTGAAGAAGTTAAATTCACAATCATGATTCCTTACAAAAACCGATCTCAGGCTTATAACCTGGTCCGAGAAGTTCACAAGCAATTCCCAAGTCTATTCGAAAAGAAGGATGCCTAATGGAATTCACCGATCCGGCAGTAAAGAGATGCTATGATTTGCTGACTAAAGCTCAAGAGGATATATGAGATATCGAAATTCCAGAAGATTATAGAGATGCACTTTATGAAGCTATGGAGCTTCCTTTAGAACTTCTAAGTCAGATTGCTCAAGAGATGGAGAATGATGAACTACTTAGTAAGGACGATTACTATTTCTTTAACAGATCGCTAAAAGAATGGCGAAAATTTTGACAAAGGTTTTGGACGAATTTGAAAAAAAGGAGAAAAAATGAGGTTTTAAGTTTACAATCGATCAAGAATTTGTTATATTATACTGTCAATAGAATGTTTCACAACACAATACCTGAGGAGGTATAAGATGGCTAAGCGGTTTCGTATCAAGATGTACAAGGACAAGGTAAAGGCTGATGGCACAAAGGCTTATGAAGTTGAGCCTGCAACCAGAGCACGAGTATTGGAAGTTTTGAATGACCGGACTAATACTCCGGATGAATTCAAGAATGTTCCTACCAATTTTAATTACTTCGATCACATTTTGGCCAAGGATAAGGAATCTTATCGCTGGTTCGTGGTTCGAACTTCTACTGGAACAAAGGTTGGTCCAAAGACTACAGCTTTTGTGAAGGACATTTTGGCTCCTGGCTGGAATGAGAAGGTTGAAAAGGCCTTTCGGGTTTCTGAATACAAGCCTTATGGTCGACGTACTAAGGCCCAAAAGTTTGTGGTTCGGCTGGTTGAGGAATTGGTTTCCACTTCGGATGAAAAGGCTCGGTCTGTAAAGGCTTCCAAGATTCTTGAAGCTCTTCAAACAGCATTCGTATAAATCATAGGGCTCTCCTGAGCAAACTCTCCCTTAGAGAATAAACTGCTCAATAAAATAAAGGTTTTGAAATGGAATCAGCAATGAAAGTGGCTGTTTGGGTATGGATTAGCATTGCTATTTAGCATATGGTCTATGCAATCGTTTCAACAAAGATTAAAAATTGATATTTATTAGTGGTAATATATGGGCCTTTAGCTTATGGCGGCTAAAGCACTCCTGATGCTCTTGATCGCCACAATCAATCATCGCATTCGACCATTTGTGGCGAATGGTAAAAAACAGGGGACAAGTGTGAAACCTGTTGAGAATGTTGGAGGGGAACTTGGTTCAAATCCGGGAAGGCCTAGCAAATTTTTTGAGGAAGGAAACATGCCTGATGTAATGGATCAAAGTGAAATTGATGATTTAATGTCAACATTAGATGGATTCGAAGATGATGGAACTCCAATATCTAATGTCAAAACTTTAATTCCAACAAAAAAATACGCTCCAAGCAACATCACACACGCAGAAGCTCTGAATAGATTGATTATCAGAGCCTTTTTTGTGAAGCTCGTCTTGTACAAGACTTGGTTAAGAATATTGGGAAGAAAAGATCATCGTACTCTATCGTTCTGTGGAGTAGAATATGTAGGCCTAGCATCAAATATCTTCAAACCAAGGAAAAACTACAATCCACCCAATTATATCAATCTAACAAGTAAGAATCAAAAGATTCAACATTACCTTGACAAACATGTAAATGGTACAGGAAATGATTATTATTTGATGGAAAGAAATTTATTGTCAAACTAGAATATTCATAGATATTTATATTGAAGCTTTAAGCCCTGCAAGAGTATATCTCTTCAACATTCAGACTAAGTGAAAGTAAGTTAGAATGAGAGATTAATAACCCATGCAGGGTTTTTTTATCGATATAACTGTATATTTATAAAAAAAGTGGCGTGTACCGTATTGCGAGAATATGAATGTCTTTTGAGAATTTTTTTACAGGATTAACAAGCAGTGGAAGTGATGCTGGATATTCTGGAATATTTGGAACAACAGCATCGACATTAGTACTATCCGCAGACCTGACATCAATTTCAGCTGAAGGTGCTGAAATAGTTAAGTGGATTAGATATAGACTTGGTGAACCCAAGCTTACAGTTGAATTAGATAATTTACAGATCTATGCTTCATTCGAAGAAGCTAATATAGAATATTCAGCATTGATCAATAGATTTCAAGCAAAGAACTGGTTAGCAAACTTCCTTGGATTGTCGAGAGACCAATCAACACAAGATTTCACCAACAAACTACCTCATCAAACATTAGATTATCTTAGAAGATTAGCCAATCCATATGGTACTGAAGCTGGGGTTGGAGGTGTACAAAATAAGAGAAGAGCTTATATCACAATCAATGCAACAGATACTGACTATGATTTGCTAGATGATTTTACAGATAATGAATCAGGGTCATCTGTTTCTGCCTATCTAGCCTCAGTTGCTGGAGCAAGAATTGAAGTTAGAGATGTTTGGCATACAGAACCTGCAACAATGTATAGATATTATGATCCTTATTCTTCGTTGAATGTTTTATCACAAGAATTTCAATATGAATCATTTTCGAATGAGACAGTATTCCATGTGCTACCGATTTGGACTGATATTTTAAGGGCTGGGTTGTTGGAAACTAATGATAGAGTTAGAAGATCAAATCACTCATACAATATTTTTGGTGATAGAATTCGATTCCTACCAAAACCTACTCGTGATATAAAACTATGGATAGACTATACAGTTGATATGGATCCATTCGGTCCTGATTATGCTTTAGACACAGGCGATCCATCAGTAACAGGAATTTCATCTATCTCAAATGTTCCTTTCAAAGATATTAAATACGAAGATACAAATTCATTTGGTAGAAGATGGATAAGACAATTTTGTCTGGGTATTTGTATGGAAACATTGGGTAGAATAAGAAGAAAATTCTCAACAGTTCCAATTCCAAATAGTGAAGTTACATTAGATGGAGACGCTTTAGTAGCTGAAGGGTTGGAAAAACAAGAACAATTGAAAGAAACCCTTGTCGAGAATCTAGAAGAAACATCCAATCTTAGATTGATGGAACAGGATGCACAATTGGCTGAAGCTATTGAATTGCAATACCAAAGAGTACCTTTCGCAGCACCAATCATTTTCACAGGATAACGGAGGAAAAAATGAAATTAAAAACATTGTTACAAGAAGGTAGACCTTCTTTTAAAGGTAAAACTAAAAAATGGAAGCCGGATAAAGATTTCGGTGCCGATAATTACGGAGGCATGACGCTGTGCCACGACACTAAAAAATTAGATAAAAAAGTGGGTAATTGGATTTTAAAATCAGGAAGTATATATCAAGTTGGTAAAAATGAAGATGATTATGAATATGCTTTAATACCTAGTGAAGTAGTATATGTAAATTCTAAAGATAAGAGCAAGATGATATATCTAGATAGTGAAACAATAGAACATAACGTAAACGATGCTGAAATTAGAAAATTCTGGAACAGTAGTAATTTCAGCTCTTATTGCCCAATGGATGTGTAATGAAGTTAATAGAAGCTATAACAAAATTCTATCATGCTTCTCCTAAGCGTTTAAAATTCGGTTCTATATTGACGCCAGGTAGAGGCAATAAAGATAAAGGTTGGCAGCATCATGCTGTTTTCCTTACTACAAAGCCTCTCCCTCATCATTCAATTTTAAAACATGCTGTTAAAGAAGATTGGCACGTCTATGAAGTAGAACCAATTGGCAAAATAAAAAGAGGTATTTGGGATGATGTAGAAGTTGATAGTGCTGAAATTATAAAATATATTGGTAAAGCTAGAGGAATCGTGGGAGGATATAAAAAGAAAAGTAAATTCAATAAGAAAACACAGTCACAGAAAAAACATCTCAAGAAAACTTATCCTGAAGATGAATGGACAGATAAAGATTCAGAACCATACATTGGATCTAGAGTCAATTGGGATGAATACAAAAAAATGAAAGCTAAAAGAAACTGGTGAAACAATTCTTCGAAGTAAATTTATATATAGATTGGACTGAAAGAGGTTGGACTGCTACTTTGAGAGATGTAATGAAAACAAAGAAGGCAGGTGAAATAACAGGTAGCATAGAAAAAAGCAAAGATGGTATAAAAGTTTTTCAAATAGACAATTCAGAATTAGAACCTGGGCATCAAGGCAAAGGAATTGGATTGTTGATGTATGAATTGACTATCAAGAGAATACTTGAATTGTATGATGAGGTTGAATTTAGAAGCTCTTTAACATTAAATGACCATTCGAAGAGTACTTGGAAAGCACTAGAAAGAAAATATTATAATGTTGAATTAACTGGAAAATACTACACAGTAAAAAGAACACGGAGTATATTATGAAATTAAGTGAAGCACACAATGATGATATGGCCAGAATGTATCTAGGAACTGAATTTGATAAAGTATTCAAAGCAATGGATAATCTTGAAGATTATATCAAAGGCGGATTTACAACTGATAGAACCGCCGCAAACTTAAAAAGAGTTCAGCTTAAAGCAACTAAACTAATGAAAATGTATAAGAGATAATGAATGCCTAATACTTTCGATAGCACTACAGCTGATTCTAAATACAGTCTATTTTTTGGTCCACAAGAACAGCATATGTTCAACGGGTGGAATACAGAATTGCTTGAAATGGTTGCCAAACAAAATTTAAACTATTGGGCAATTGAAGCCGATGAATCAGACGTAAATGATATATATGGAGAAGCAGAAAGAAAGGTTACTAGAGAGCCTGTTCTTGTTTATGCTTGGATTCTAATGGATGAGCCTGAAATGGTTACGGGACAATTCGGTTCCGATCGTAGAAGAAGAATAGAAGTATATGCTCATAAAGATAGATTAACTGAAGTAGGGATATATCCAAAGATTGGTGATTATTTAGAATGGGACAATGAATTCTTTGAAATTCAATATTCAGATGTTCCTGTATTTGTCCAAGGACAACCAGATACAAAAATAGGAGTAACGCTAAGAGCCTTATCAGTCACGGAGGATGTATTCTCACCAAGAACAGAAAATGTATATGATGTTGAAATTGAAACATCAAGCCAAGAACCATATTAAGTGAAAGAGAGTTGTAGATGGCAATCAGATCTAAAAAGAAAGAAAAGACCTAAAAAAAATATAATTAGACTCGTATAGAGAATATAAATGGCAACAGAAAAAAATAGTGAAGTTACAACTATTCCCATAGATGAGATTAGTCTATTAGAAGTAGATTCAGCTATATACAATTGGCTGAATATAAAGCACCCTACTACAATCAATGAAAGAAGAGTGCCGGTTATATTTGGAGCTTGGGAAAGATTTGCACAGATTCAAGGTAATAAGACTGAAGATAAGATAAATGAAATGCGAGATCGGCATGGAAGAGTTAGATTGCCTCTAATATCAATTCGTAGAGGAGATGTAGTGCCTAATGAAGAGAGATATATGAAAACTACTCCAGATGGCGATCCAGGAATCGTATTCCATAAAGAAATTGCAACATCTAAAAACGACAAAGATAGAAGAGTAGCTTTCAATAAATGGAAACTCAGCAATGATAGATATATCGAATCTGATCCTGTGTATGCTGTTTATAAGCTACCATTTCCAACATTTGTCAATGTAGATTATACAATCACATTTTGGGCTTCATACGCTAGACATGCTAATGAATTCCATCACAACATCTGGAACGATTATAGACTGTCTGATTTAGAGTATAAAGGATTCTTTTTCTATTCAAATTTTGAATCATCTTCGAATGAAAGTAATACAGAGGATTTCTCAACAGAAGAAAGAATTATCAGACACTCATTTCAATTGAATGTTCAAGCATATTTAATCGATAAAGAAAAAGATGTTCATGTAGATAGATCAGTATCTAGATTCACATTTGATGAAATGATAGTTGAATCTGGAAGTGTTGAAGATATTGATGTAACAACCTTGGATGAGAATATATTTATATAAATTAAGGAGTTTCCAGACTTTCTTATTTTCTATAAAGACAATAATATAGTACTAGAAGAAGTTAAAGGTCATATTTATAACAAAATACAATATAACAATAAATGTATTGCAGCTAAAAAATATTGCAATAGTAAAAAATATACTTATAGAGTTAATTTTCTTAAGTAATTGGAGATAAACAAGTTGGCCCTTGTTACCCATTTAAATATTCGAAACAACGAAGTCACAAATGCTTCATTAGACAATGCAGCTATATTCACAGTATCAGGCTTAACAGCTGACGCTATTAGCATCGGACAAGATCAAGGTAATCCTGCAAGAGGATGCTTTGATATGTCTGGATCAAATTCAGTTAGTGCATTTTTCCATTCATCATCAGCTGGTGGTGATTCAACGGTTGTTATTAAGAATGTGAATGCTGAATATCATCTATCAACATCTGGTATCAATGGTGATTCTTTCGTAATTAGAGAAACTGTTGGTGAAGCCATATTGTTATGTGCAGCTTCTGGTGGGGATATATGTATTCCCGGAGATTTGGTCACTGGTGGTTCAATCACTATGGGATCAGGACCAATAACAGCTACTAATGTTTGTGCAACTCAATGTCTATGTGTTCTTGGATGTTCTAATTTACAGAATGATGTGTTTATAGCTAATGGTGCTGGATTACTTATTGGAGGAGTTACTCAGCAAACTACAGGTGTAATATCAGAAGTTCAAATTTTAGGAACAGGTGCACCCGATTCAGAAATGTTAATGGGTGCCTGGTCGTCGGGCGGAGTTGCACCTCAATTAAGAATGTTAGCTAGTAATAATGATACAATTGGTTCTAACACAATAGTTACAGACGGCCGTCAATTAGGTGAAATTAGATGGTACGGTGATGATGGTGTTGATTACGCTTCGCTGGCAGCAGCTATTCGGGTTGATGTGGATGGAACCCCCGGTGCTGGAGATATGCCAGGGCGTATATTACTAATGACTACGGCTGATGGCGCACAAGCACCCACAGAGCGTATGCGCATAGACTCTGCTGGCAATGTGGGGATAGGCGTTACGCCAACAGCCACTCACGCTGATTACACCGAACTGCGCTTGGGTGGTAATGGGACCATAGACTGGAAAACGGCAGCGGGAGCAAGCAATCAAGTCAACATTTTGCAAAATGCAACATTGGGCACTGATGGGAATTTTGATTACATCAGCACAGACGAGGCGACAAGATATCTGCAAGCTGATGGGATGCACCAATTTTACAGTGCCGCATCGGGAACGGCTGGAAATAATATCACCTTTACCGAGCGCATGCGCATAGACGCTTCTGGCAACGTAGGGATAGGGACTACGCCTGAGACTAAATTACACGTTTACTCTGGTTCATCAGGCGCAACGGCAAATGCCAGTGCTGATGAAATTTTCGTGGAGAACAGCGCTGCGGCAGGAATCACTATTGGGACACCCAACAACGATAATGGGTATTTGGCATTTGCCGACCCTGAAGACTCATGGCCCGGCCGCATCAATTACGAACACACCGCAAATGCGATGAAATTTTATGCAGGGGGATCTGAGGTCTTTCGAGCACATAGTGGCAACGTGGGGATAGGGATTACGTGTGGTTCTTGCGCGCCATCATCTAAGCTCTTCGTTGATAACGCTTCTACAGCACAGACAGCAGCTTTCATTCGAACAGCTGCAGCTAATACTGCTTTGTATGTGGTTCACACAGGAACAGCTACAGGCATTCCGTTTGAGTTTGAATCTACTGGCGACAACAGTGCCACAACAGCGATGGCTCGTTTTAGGCAGAACAATGCCGCATCCACGAACCCAGCTTTTCAGGTTGTCAATGACGGCACTGGTTCTACTATTAGCTTGTGTGCAGCTTGCCCTACTCAATTAATTAATTCTTCTGCAGGAAGATCAGTTATATATACTGGCGGTGACGCAGATAAATGTATAGTTATAGGTGCTGGTTCTTGTATTGGTGGAGGCCCTGGAGCTGCAATTGTATTATGTAATTTTGGAGCACAAGCTTGTGGCCAAACGTCGTTTTGGGTAACGAAAGGTGGAACTGGAGTAAGAGAAGCAATGAGAATTTCAACTACCGGCGATGTATGTTTCTATTGTAATCAAAATACCGTAGGAACAATTTGTTCTGCTGTAGATTTTGTTGGTCCTGCTAAATCATTCTTAATCCGCCACCCACTAGCAAATAAAGAAAAGCCAAATAAATATAACAGTATGACATTAACACATGCTGTATCAGAAGGCCCTGAACACGGAGTTTATCAAAGAGGAACTGCTAAGCTTTGTTGTGGTATAGCAATTGTTGAACTACCTCATTATTATGCTGCACTAACTCATCCAGATTTGAATACAATTCAATTGACACCAGTGTTTGGTTGGTCTCCATTAGTTATAAAATGTAGAGTGAAAGACAATCAATTTGTGGTTTGCACTACAAAAGATGGCAACAAGAAACAAGAATTTGACTGGCGAGTTGAAGGAAGAAGAAATGATGATCATATTAGAAATGTTTTGAGTGAAGGTAATAAACCTAAGACTAGACCAGATGGAAGCTTGATAGTTGAACAATGGGAAAGTGATGTTGAACAACTGGTCAAAAAAGACGAATTAGAAGTGTTGACAAAAGATGAATTGAAATCAATTGCTAAGCACAATTTAGTAGACTTTAAGGATTCTGATTCAAAATCAAAACTTGTAGAAGAAATAATTAAAAAATAAGGATAAAAAATACCAAAAATTACAATAGAAATTACTGATTTAGAATATGCAGCTATTGAACATGACTGCTTAGCTTTCGATAGCCATGAATCTGTAGAAGATCATATACAGTGTAGAGTAAAAGCTGATGCATATAATTTATTAGTTGGAATGAATGATCTTATTACTGACGCGCTAAATTAGAAGCATTGAATTCTAGATTAGAAGTCACTAGAAAAGAAAATAAGAAAAGAAAGAAAGAAACACGAGAAAAAGCAAAATTTGAAGCCAAAGGAAATAAAGCTGAATAGTAGTTTAATATTCTATACAAATTATCTATAATCTACTGTACAAATGTTTTAAAATGAAAGGCTTTGAATGAATCAGCAATAACCTCTTCGATATAATTAAGTGCAGCCTGGCTGCATTTTTTATTCGTAAATTTGTGTTTTCTTATATTAGCTTTATATTTATATTGCGAATCAAACCTCTATCGAGTATGAAAATATACAATGAATTTTATAATATGCAAAGAATGTAGTAAAAAATTTAAAGCTATAACAGCAACACATTTGAAAAAACACAACTTGACTGTAAAAGAATATAAAATTAAATGGAATCAAACTAGAGTAGGAATTGATAGAAAATTTTCAAATAAACATAAAAGCAATATATCAAAATCTAGAAGAAAAGGTATCGAAGAAGGAAAAATCGTCCCTCCTAATCGAGGAAAAAAGTTTTCTGATGATCATAAGAAAAACATATCTATTTCTCGCAAGAAAGCATATAGAGAAGGTAGAATTATAGCATGGAATAAAGGCTTAACAAAAGAAACCGATGAAAGAATTTTAAGATTATCAAAGAAGTCATCTAAAACTCAGATAGAAAGAGGAATTCATAAAGGCATCAATAATCATTTTTACGGAAAAAAACACACCAAGAAGACAAGAGAATTAATATCAAAAAAAGCTAAAATATCTTCAGAGAAAAAGAATCCTATCTTTAATATTTTGAATAACATAAAAACAAAAGGAACTTTTCCAGAAATTCAATTTGAAAATATATTGAAAAGTTTAAACATTAAATTTGAAAAACAATATAAAATTTTCATCAATGATATAAAATTCAGATTATATGATTTTTATCTAATTGATTATAATATATTAATAGAAATAGATAGTAGATATTGGCATGATAAAAATTATTCTAGATTAAACGATATAGATAAAAGAGTTGAAAATGATATTTTAAAGAATGACCTCGCTAAAAATAATGGATATAGATTAATAAGAATATGGGATGATGAATTAAACAAAGAGTGGAGAATAATTTAGATATGAATAATGCTTTACAATTAAATGAAGATGATAAGGTTTATTTGTTGATTTTGTTCGGAGGCTTGGGAGCTAGAGTTATACAAACAGTTTTCATTCGTTCGCTTATAAGAAAAAGAAAATTAGAAAACAACAACTGGCCCATATTAGTAATAGATAATACGTTGATAGGGAATATGGTGTCTGCAGCATTGTCTAACCAAAACGTTCATGGAATTCAAGTTCCTGAATCTCCCCAACAATGGCCTCAAGATCCCGGCCTCTGGACTCAACCTGATGGAAGTTTAGAACATCCTATATTCATAGAATCTTGGAGGAAAAACTTTCAACAATACAATGATTCATCTGGTAATATGTATAGCTTACTTTCGAACAATTGGAGTAGAGCTTATCAGGTAGAATATGGTTTCAGCCTTACAAAATTAATTCACAAACATAAGCATGATACAGATAGGAAGTCTTTCATAGGCAATCTCTATGGCAAAGTAATGGGATTGGATTATGATGGAGGAGTTCCTATGTTGAAATGTACTGATGAAAATAAAGATGTAGCTGCTTTGTTGAATAAAGTTAACAAACCAATGATACTATTGCATCTTGGTGTTGATAGAAATTCTCATGAGTTTATGGCTGGAATAAACTACAGAACCCATAAGGTTTGGTCGTTAGAAGAATGGGAGAATTTAGTTCAAAAGCTTAAACACAAATATCAGTTCGTACAAGTTTATGCGAATCAGTTTAACCCTGAAATAAAAGATGTTATAAGCATAAAGGTTGATAATCTTAACCCAGTATTGCAGTTATTACAGTCTCCCAAATGCAAATTTTTTATGGGAATAGATAATTATCTGGCTCATTTAGCATCATCAATAAAGAAAAGAGGAATTGTATTATGGGGCTCTGTATCTCCCAATGTCTGGGGATGGAGACATAATATCAATGTTTGGAATACTCATTCTTGTGCAACAATAGCTTGCTGGAGACCAGGAATGTATGATATGGATAATAATGGAAAACTTTGGGTATGTGATCATTATAGTTGTATGAGATCTATTACTCATGAACAAGTCTTGAAAGAAGTAAGTCGACTTGAAGCAATTTTAGAGAAAGATAAAAATAAGAGGAGAGTGACGTTATGAGTACATATGGGGTAATGACATAAATAGAGTTTGGAGGATAATATAATGTATATACTAGGATTGAATTTTTCTCATAATGGATCAGCTGCTCTTATAAAAAATAAAAAACTAGTAGGATTTATTGCAACAGAGCGATTGACACGTAATAAATGCGATCGAGGCGTAAATAAAAAAGTTATAAAATATCTTCTTGATAAAGAAGGAATCAAATTTAAAGATGTTAATCTAATTGCAGTAGTAAATTGGTTTTTCGATAGAGACAATGAAAACAATGAATTGTTTGATAAAAGCGCTGATGGTTTCGCTATTACTACAGATAATGGCATCGAATATAGTATAGAAGATTATGTTCAGTTTCATCAGGATCAAAATCAACTAGCTCAAGGATTTTTTACTTTCCATATTGGAGATTTATCAAAACCATGCATGTTAGTTGATCATCATTTTGCTCACTGTGCGTATGCCTGGTATATGTCTCCATTCGATGATGCTATGTGTTTTTCATTAGATGTGAATGATAATATGGGAACCAATCATGCTGTTTATTATTTCAATGAAAAAGACAAATTCTATAGAGCTATAAGAAGAGGTGGAGATTTCAATGTTGGAGGATTTTACTCTTCTGTTTGTGATTATTTAGGATTCTATCCTTCACTCACTGATGCTGGTAAGGTTATGGCTTTAGCGGCGTATGGAGCGCCAAAAAAATACAGTGATATAGTTTGGCCAAAAGTTGTTCAAATGGGCGATTTATATCATGGCGATCAGTTCATGCACTTGATGGGCAAGCACAAAATAAAAAAGATTCCTAATTCGAGAGGATATTTCCCTCAATTAAAAGGCGAAGGTGGAAAACCAGACAAATACTGGCTGAAAAAATCCGACTGGGAAGATGATTTACACAAAAATATAGCAGCAGATACTCAATATATATTAGAACAATCAGTTAAAAGTATGCTACACAAACTACTTAGAGAACAGAAGATTACTCAAAATATTTGTTTAGCAGGAGGAACTTTTCTTAATTGCGCGATGAATGGCAATATGGAGAAGGAATTCTCATATCATAATTTCTTTGCAGCTCCAGCTTGTGGTGATGATGGATTGACAATTGGTGCAGGATTATTTGTAGCCGACAATATGAAGATCAATAAAAAGAAAGAACTTCATCAATCAACTGCTGGTAAGAGACATATTCATTCTACAAGAGAAATCTTCGAAGGTGGAAAAATATATTCGGCCGGGGAAATATATGATGCCATTAAAAATACTAAATTGCAACGTGCTAGTCCAGACAAAGAAAGATTTAACAAAAGAATAGTTGCAAAATTAAAAGATGATAAGGTTGTGGGATTATTTACAGGAGGATCTGAAATAGGTCCTAGAGCTTTGTGCCATAGATCAATATTAGCTAGTGCTTCTAATCCCGAAATGAAAGATATACTCAATAAAAAAGTTAAGCATAGAGAAGAATTTAGACCGTTTGGCCCTGTTGTATTAGAGGACGAAGCTGATATGTATTTTGATTTGATAAGATCTGAATATCCTTTCATGCTTTTTAATCTAAAATGTTTAATTCCCGACGAAATTCCTTCTGGAATTCATGTGGATAATACTGCTCGTATACAAACTGCAAATGAAAAAGATAACCCTGTGATATTTGGTATATTGACTGAATTGTATAAGCAAACAAAAAAATCAGTTCTAATCAACACATCATTCAATGTCCAAGGTGAACCTATAGTAGAAACTCCAGAAGACGCCTTGAATTGCTTCAAGAAAACTAAGATAGATGTTGTAGCATTCACTGCAGGAGATAAGTACTATTTAGTGGAGAAGTAAATATGTGTGAAGATTGTGAGATTACCATAAGCTGGTACAAACTCAAGAATATATTAGATACATTTGACGAACTGAAAATAAAAGAGTATGAAATGCAACCTGATAGATTGGGTGAAGGTATTTCATTTGAAACGAAAGAAGTTGAGAACATAAAATACATTACTATAAAGAAATATTGCGAAGAGGCTGCATGACATTCGTTGAAATTTACGGTTTTATAGGATTATTACTCTTATTTAGTAGCAATTTCCCTCATATGATAAGAATGTTCCATCGTAAAAGATCTGATGATGTTTCTATATGGGGCTGGTTACTTGTTTTGCTAGGATATGCTATGTTGTTTGGTTCTGCTTTAGCTGATGAAATTCCTCTCTTATACATTATAAATTATGCTGTTAGTGGAACATGTTTATTTATAATTGTGACTATGATTTTATATTACAGGAAAAACAATTGAAGAATATAATAGGGTTGTATGGCTGCGTAGGCTGGGACCACCGTGATGCATGGCTGCATAGTGCTGGAGCCTCTTTATTCAAAGACGCAAAGCATATTTGCACAATAAGTGAAGAAAGATTATCTCGAGTAAAACATGATGGTACATATCCAACCTTGTCCATTAGTTATGTACTAAAAGAAGGCAAATTAAAGAAAAATGATATTGATGTAGTAGGCTATACTAGAAGCATTCACAGTCTGTTTAGAGAAGATAATATAAAGAAAATACTCCAAAGAGAATTTCCAAATGCTGAAATAAGATTTGTAGATCATCATTTAGCACACGCTTCAGCAGTATTTTGGACTTCTCCCTTTGAATCGGCTTCGATACTAACATTTGATGGTGCAGGGAATGCATTTGATACACAGCATCAGGGATTAATGTTATCAGAAACAGGCTTCTATGGAGTTGGGCAAAAGAAAAATTGTACAGGTATTGTAGTTTTTAAACACTTCATAAATGGAGTTAATAAAAAAAATGAATTTCCATTAGGAGAGACTTATAACTACATGTCTAAAAACATCTATCAGATGATTGAACCGGAAAAAGCAGAAAAAATAACTAATCCTTATATATTTTCTGAAGTAGCTCCTGGTAAAATAATGGGATTATCAGCTTATGGAAATAAAAACAATGTTAAGTTACCTTCACTATTTAAAAGGACAATAAGAGAGTATAAAGATGAAAGTTACTATTTCCCTTCTATATATCAAAATGAACTACCCGCGCTTGAAAAAATGCAGAAATATGAACCGGCTGATTTAGCTGCCTGGTTGCAACATCAATTTACTCACGCATTAATAGATTATTTCAGAGGTTTAAATGCTTTTAATGTCATTCAGGAAAATCTCTGTTTAGCTGGAGGATGTGCTCTAAATGTTCTCGCGAATAAAGCATTACTTGATGAAAAGATTTTTAAGGAAATTTTCGTATTCCCTGCTGCTAATGATTCCGGGCTCTGCTTTGGTGCTGCTATTCATTGTGTTCAGTGGCATGAGAGGGATCTCAATAGCAAGCTTTCTATCGAGCTACCATTCAACTTGGGATCGTTGGGAAAAATATATTCTAAAGAAGATATGTTAGAGGCAATTAAGTGAAACTAGAAATCAATAGCAAAGCAGGTATAAGAAAAGTACTTCCAAAGGTAGCACAAGACTTGGCAGATAATAAAATAGTAGGATGGTTTCAAAATGGATCAGAGTTTGGTCCTAGAGCATTAGGATTTAGATCTATATTGGCAAACCCTGCAATGCCAGATGTTAAAAAATATATCAATGAAAAAATAAAGCATAGAGAATGGTGGAGACCATATGCTCCTGTAATCATAGATGAAGAAGCAGCTAAATGGTTCGACATGAAAAGATCATCTCCATATATGTTATTTTCAGCTAAAGCAACAGAAATGTGTAAAGAAAAAGCTCCTGGCATAGTTCATGAAGATGGAACAGCACGCATACAGACTGTGTGTGAATCAGATAATAGAACATTATACGTGCTGTTAAAGATGTTTTTCGAAAAAACAGACATTCCAATGCTTTTAAACACATCTTTTAATATCGATGGAGAACCAATAGTAGAAACACCTTCAGATGCAGTGAAAACATTTAAAAAATCAAACATAGATATTTTAGTAATGGGTGATATTTATGTCAGAAAGGAGGGCGTATAATGCCAGACGTATCACATAAAGATTTAGAAGCAACAAGAGATGGTCTCAATCAAACAGCTTTGAATTTAGAGTTGAGACTCAAGAAAACAAATGATTTAGTAGAAGAGCTTCAAAGACAGTTAGATCAGAATTTAGGTGCTTTAACATTGACTAGACAATTGTTGGGTGAAGACAAAAAACAACAGCTAGAAGAGAGTGAAGTTCCATCACAACCTGATGATATAGATGATATTGAACCAACTGCTGATCCTGATTTAGAAGTTGTATCGCAAGAGTTAGCTGATAATGCTGAAGAAGTTGAAGTTGAAGAAGTAGATCTCTAAACAAAAATATTAATAGATTATTAAGAAGAGTACACTTGACGTGTGCTCTTTTTTGTTTTTGGGCTAAGTCGTTTATATTTATACCAAATGGCTTGTGAGTTTCATACATAACCGATTAATAGCAAGCTTTGTAAACTAAATAGAAATAACGTATATTTTTGGGAGATTTTTTAATGGCACAAGTATTTGTATCACCAGGTGCTTATACCAAAGAGATCGATGAATCCTTTGTTCCAGCAGGCGCTGGAGCTATTGGAGCAGCTCTTGTAGGATTGACTAAGAAAGGGCCTGCATATTTGCCAGTTGAAGTTGGAAACTTTGGCGAATACAGAGAAATTTTTGGTGGTTTAGACCCTGATCTTTACACGCCATATGCTGCAAAGTCATATTTAAAAAATGCAGGAACTCTCAATGTAGTCAGAGTGCTGGGTCGTGCAACAGCGAGTATTGGAACAGCAGTAATGCTGGCATTTCCAATTGCTAACACTACCGCAACAGCTGCATTGTCGGCTTCTAATATGGTGGGTGGAATATTAAGATTAAGAGGAGATGTAGAAGAAGTACAATTGAGTGGAACACCAACAAACTTTGCAATTTCGATTGTAGGTAAAGGTGTTACTGCTACAAACCTTTCATTGACAGAATCAAGTTCAAATTATGTCAAGAAAGTTCTTGGAACATCACCACGGGAAACTAGAAACGGCGATTCTTTGACTGCTTTATATGTTGACGCAGTATTTGATCACGCAGTAGGATCTATCTTAGGAACAGTATCGGCTGACGCTGCAGGAAACTTAACAGCTAATGGAGGCTTTGTAACTTGTACAGCTGATTCAACACAAGTTACAGGTGGATTTGCGCCAGGTAGAACACCAGCTATAATTTCACAAAACTTCAATGGCACAGTTCATGATCTATTCAGAGTTTATACTCGATCAGATGGTGATGCTGCCAACACAGATATTAAAATATCTATCACTCAGGTAGATACTTCAACAACTTCAGCTCCAGCATTCACATTGCTAGTAAGATCGGCAAATGATACTGATGATCTTCCTAATGTTTTGGAAACATTCCAAAATCTAGTTATGGATAGAGCTTCTAAGCAGTTTATTGGAAGAGTAATTGGTGATAGATACCCATCTTATAGTTTAGGAACAACACCTCCTGAAATTCTATTTGACGGTGAATATCAAAACAGATCTAACTACATTAGAGTTGAGGTGTATGATGGTTTTCCCGATTCGGCTAGACCTTCTGGTTATAGAGGATTCACAAAAATAGTTCCTCCTCTTGCTAATGTTCCTGAACCTCCAGTTATTGCTAACCAATTGAATTCAATTAGTGATACAGATCCTAATATATTCTTGGGTATCAACTTTGGTGCCGGATCAGGTGGAGTATATGATACTCTCAAAACATCAGTTACATATGCTTCAGGAAGTACTTCTGGACAAACTGGTCAAATTTACTTCGCAGTAAGTGGAGACCTTTCTGGATCAGGATCAATTGCAGCAGGTTTAACAAATATCGACATGATTGGATCAAACTCTGGTAACTTTACATCTAATAACAAGATTAGATATACTGTGCCTATGTTTAGAGGGTTTGATGGTTTGGATCCTAGATCTGATAAACGAGTTGATATTAATGATGGAACACTTTCAGCAGATTATAACATTGCTATTAAGACACTCGGCAATTCTGATGAAATTGACTTTAATTTGATTGCAGCTCCTGGTGCTCACTCAACATCCACAGGTGGAAATATTCCACAAATGATGCTTGACATGATTGAATCAAGAGGAGATGCATTCGGTATTGTTGATCTTTCAAATGGAACAGCTACGGCTAACGCTTTGGCTCTTACAGTTTCTAATGCTATTACGGAAGCTAAAAAGTATGATACTAACTATGGTGCTACTTACTTCCCATGGATCAGAATCAATGATGCTGATAATGATAGACTACTTTGGGTTCCACCATCTGTAGAAGTTATGGGTGCTTACGCATTCAATGACAGAGTTGGTCAAGCATGGTTCGCTCCTGCTGGATTCACTCGTGGTGGATTAGAAAGTGTATTGGAAGCAAGAAGAAGATTGACTCAAACACAGAGAGACGATCTTTATAATGCTAATGTTAATCCAATTGCAACATTCCCAGGAATGGGTGTAGCAATCTGGGGACAAAAAACACTTCAAAAGAAAGCATCATTGCTCGATAGAGTTAATGTAAGAAGAATGCTTATTGAAGTAAGAAAGACAATTGCTGGATTCTCAAGATCATTTGTATTCGAACCAAATTCAGTCACAATGAGAGCTAACCTTTTGAGTAGAGTTAATTCATATCTTGGAACAGTCCAAGCTGCTCAAGGATTGCAGGAATTCAGGGCTGTATTGGATGGAACAACAACAACTCCTGACTTGATCGATAGAAATATAGTTAAGGGTAAGATCTTCTTGAAACCAACAACAGCGGCTGAAATCATAATTCTTGACTTCAGTGTAACAAGAACAGGAGCGGTCTTCTCTGAATAAGAGAATAAATAGCTCACAAGAACGCCCTCTAAGTGCCATTTATTTTTTTTAAATGGCATGGTTTTTTATCTACATAAAATGAGAGTATGTTGATATTTATTTTGAAATTTAAGTACAATTAACGGAGACACATAATGGCAGAAGATCTTCTTCCCGTCAATGAAATGTTGACGGACGCGTATGAACCAAAACGTCAGAATAGATGGCTATTTCAGTTCGACGATGACACTATTCCTACATTTATAGCAAGATCCGCTTCTAAACCAAGCTATACAATGGACCCAATTGAAATTCATTATATGAACTCAAGAAGATACCTTGCTGGTAAGCCTTCTTGGGGTGAAATAACATTAGGATTGTATGATCCAATTGCTCCTTCGGCTTCGCAGAAAGTAATGGAGTGGATTAGACTTTCGCATGAATTTATTTCGGGTAGAGCTGGTTATGCAGCATTCTACAAGAAAGATTTTAATCTAAAATCATTAGACCCAGTTGGGGCAGTGGTTGAAGATTGGGAAATCCAAGGATCTTGGGTTCAGGGAGCAACATTCGGCGACTTGAGTCATGATGCTGCAGAACCAACAGAAATTGAAATAACAATAAGAATGGACAATTGCATATTAAAATTTTAATCTTTGTAGTATCTTGATTATAATTATAAGAATGTAAAAAACACTTTTAGAGGGCGAGAAATATGGCAGAAGAAACTAAAGGTGAAGCACGTCCAGTAAAAATGAGCGTTGAACCTAGCGTTTCAAGTGAAGATTTGGCAAGACAAGTTGCACTTGAAGAAGGTAATAAGAGAGATGCTCAAGCTGGATTTGTCGTACCTAGAGATTTTGTGAAACTACCTTCGAAGGGTAAAGTATACCCTCCAAATTCTAGTTTACACAATGCAGAAGATGTAGAAGTAAGGCAGATGACCGCTTCAGAAGAAGATATATTAACATCACGATCTTTAATTAGAAGCGGAAAAGCTATTGACTTAGTGATTCAGAATTGTTTGATGGATAAATCCGTTAATGTAGATGATCTTATAGCTGGTGATAAAAATGCAATTATGATTGCACTAAGAGTCAGCGGATATGGAAAAGACTATAGTATTGATACAGCATGTCCGAGCTGCTCAGAAGAAACCACTTTTGAATTTGATTTGTCAAGTTTAAAAATGAAAACATTGGATATAGATCCTGTTTCTGAAGGAGATAATAAATTCGACTTTAAAACTCCCTCGGGAAGAGATATTGAATTTAAAATATTAACTTCAGGTGAACAGAAATCTATAGCCGATTCGCAATCAAAAATTAAGAGAATGTCAGGTCAAGAAGTTGATAGAAATGTCACTACTAGATTTAAACACCAAATCTTATCAGTAGATGGTGATTCAAAGCCAGCTCAAATTCAAAAATATTCAGATATGATGCCAGTTAGTGATTCAAGAGCATTTAGAACTTTTGTAGATGAAATAGAACCTGATATTATAATGAAGCAAATGTTCAGCTGTCCATCTTGCGGAAATTCGCAGGAGGTGGATTTACCAATTACGGTAGAATTTTTTTGGCCTGAATGATAGTAACAAACAATACATTTATGAACAAATATTCTCTTTAGTTTATCATTGCAAATTGACGTTTCAAGAAGCCTATAATATGCCTGTTTGGCTAAGGAACTGGTGGCTAAAAAGAACTAACAAAGAAATAGAAGAGGCAAACTCGAAACAAAAATAATGCTCCTATTGGAAAAATCCTTTAGGAGCATATTTATTATAAATAAAGCGAGATTTAATATGAAATTAAAAGAAGTGATCAGTGAAGCTAAAGTGTGGGGAGTACTTAAAGCCTTAATTACTGGCAAAGCTGATATAGATCCTGATAGCGAGTATGGAGCAGCTATTAGAGGAATTGAAAATATTATGCAAAAAAAGCCTGCTGGATCGGGAATGACATATGCAGAAATAATGGCAGCTGATTTGAAAAAGCAGGGTGTTAACGTAGATAAATTTAGACATTAATATTGAGATAGTAAATGGCATTGAGTGATGACATCAATGAAGTCTTAAGAGAATACGCTGATCAACAAGAAAGGATGACTAAAAGTGGTGAAACCACTCTAAGTCTTGTTAATTTGTTGAATAAAGTATTGAAAGATACAACTGACGATCTTGAAGATCTAGCTAAAGGTGGTAGATTAACTGCTAAAGGATTCGAAGAAGCTGAAAAGAAGCTTGACAAGTTCGATAAGGTGGGTATGCAACAAGTTTTAAAGGCAGTTAAAGAACAAACATCAGATTTGAAAGAACAACACGTGATGATGAAACAAGTTCTTAAAGATAAACAATTAGAAAGAAAATTGCAACAACGGATATTGAAAACTCAAAAAGAAGTTCAATCGATGACTGATAAATACTCGAGAACTTTAAGCACATCTATTTCTGGATTAGTTGCAAGTATACCTCTAGTAGGCACAAGACTAGCTTCAGAAATATCGAAATTCTTTGCTAGTTCTGCATGGAAAAATAGAATGGACAAAGTTAGTTTGTCAATATTTGGTAAAAAAGGTGGAAAAGGTGGTATGGGAGGTGGCAAGCTTGGTGGAGGAGGTTTATCTATGCTTAAACTTGGAGCCGCGGGTGCTGTTATTATGGCGATTACAGGTATTGTCAAATCATTGATGGCAGCTGAAGGTGTAGTGTCCAGGATGGTTAAATCAACAGGGTTCTTAAGAAAAGATTTGAAAGGAGTGAATAGAGCTATAATAGATTCTTATGGGGATCTAATGAAGTTTGATATTAGCTTATCTGAAATAGAAGGTATTGCAGGTGCTCTAGTTACTGAATTTGGTTCTATAAACATGATCAATAAAGAAATGATTCAAAATGCTGCTAAATGGTCTAAGACTTTTCAACTAGGCGCCGAGGAAATAGCAAGTTTTGTAGATGTAATGACAAGAGTATTAGGAAAAACAAATAAAGAAATGAATAGCTTTGTTGAATCACTAGATAGCAAAGCTAGAAGTAACTTTGTATCAGTCAATCTAGTTATGAGAGATATAACAAGAGATGCTAATCTATTAGCTCTATATATGAAAGGTACAGGAGAAGGATTAAAAGATGCAGCAATTCAGGCTAGAAGATTAGGAGTAACATTAGCCACATCTGAAAAAATATCATCATCATTTCTTGATTTTGAAGAAGCTTCTACAAAAACTATGGAACTTAATAATATATTCGGAACTCAACTGAATGCTGAAGCACTCCATAGATTAGCAATATTTGGTGATATCGGTGATGTTCAGGAAAAAGTATTAGATGCAGTTATACAAGAAAATAGATGGGGTAAAATGAACAGGTTGCAGCAAATAAAACTTGCTTCATTATTGGGAATATCAGTTGAAGAAACGGCTAAGCTGCTCATAGACAAAGGAAAATTAATAGATTTAGAAGGAGAAGAATTAGCTATCTATATCAAAACAAGAGATGAAGCTTCAAAAATTGAAACTCAATTAAAAGAGCAACAAACATCTTGGGGTCTTATATGGAATACAATTAAATCTAAGTTCATGCCAATTCTTATGGATGTCGGACTCTATTTATCCGAAGTTATTAATCCTTGGGCTTTGAAGATTTCAGACGCAATTGATTATTGGTTCCCTGATAAAAATAATATGGAGGGTGTTGGGGATGGTCTTAGTTCAATATGGAGTGCTGTAATCAAAAAATTAAAAATAGGTGTAAAGATCATAGTCGAAGATGTTTTGCCAGTAGCAGTTACTGCAATAAAAGGTCTATGGACTGACGTACTATCACCGGGAATAAAAGCAATATGGACTAGTCTAATATCACCAGGAATCAATAAGGTATTAAATGCATTTCTAGATAGAATAGACGACAGTCCTTTAGGCCGTTTGTTTGTTGGTGAGCGGTATGCCAGTGGAGAATTGGGGGGCACTAAGGCAGAAAGGAAAATACGTGAAATTCGAGATAAAGATCGAGAAGATAGAACTACAGGATTTCAAATTACCGATCCATTTCAAGGCCTGTGGAGACCAGCTGTTGATGCGAAAAAAGTTTGGATCGACCAAATGATGCGTATGGAAGACCCATTCAGCTCATCGACCGCATCATATCGCGGCTTATCAGACTTCGATACGCTCATCACGAAGCTTCCAGCACTAAGTAAAAGAAGTGGAGGCGGAGGCAAACAAGCAACTGCTGATGGCATTAAGAAGCTTCTCGAGCAGTGGGAAGAAACTGAAGATTTTGGAACAGGAGGAATAGTAACAAAACCAACTAGAGCTTTGATTGGTGAACGTGGTCCTGAAATGATCATACCAATGGGTCCTCATAGTGGATTTGATTCTAGTGGAGTTGTTCATTTTGGTTCAGGTGGTAGAGTTGTTCCTATAGGAGCTAGGGGTGCTTCTAGATCAGCCGCAGGATCTGTAGGCATTATGGCAGGTTCAGGCGATCCAGCTTCAAGAAGACTGAGAATGCAAGCAGTTAAAGAATCGGCTGACGCCTATAGAGAAGAAATTAAGAAACATGAAAGAACTGCATTTAGAAAAGAACTAGAAAATACAGAAAACTTTACAAGAAGTGTCCGTCAATTCAAAGTTGGAACATCATTGTTTAGCAAAGTTAATAATCAATTCAAGAATATTCTTGGTAAAAGTGAACTAACTCGTGCACTTAATAAATTAGGAGAAAAATTAGGATTAGGCCCGGTTGGATCCGCCGTCGCCGAATACAAAGGTGCAGGTGGTGGGATGAAAGGTATTCAAGCCGCAGTTGGAGCTCTCTCAGGTGAAGGTGGAATATTTGGCGAAGGTGGTCGATTTGGAGGAGGTCAGTTTGGTTCATTAGTTAGAAGCTATGGATCTGGTGGATTTTCTGGTATGTTGGCCAACTCATTAAGTGAAGGAGGAATAATTTCCAACCTACTTAATAGAAAGAAATCTCCCAGCTCTTCCCAGCTGGGAATCAATCCATTGATTCCCAGACAGCCTTCCCAGCTGGGAATCAATCCATTGATTCCCAGACAGCTGGGAACCGGTGGCCCTGAAAAAAAGGCCTGGGGGCCAGGACGTTGGTTCGGGAAAAGGTGGGATGGTAGTAGAAGAGGCAACTGGGGAGCCGCAATCCAACGAGGCGTATCCGCCTCCGAAATTCCTGAGGTTGCAACCGGTGGACCTGGAAGTGGCCCTGAACCATTGTCGCGACAATGGGATCACCAGAAAAAGGCCTGGGGGAGTTGGAAAAGGTGGGATTCTGGTAGTAGAAGAAGCGGCTGGGGAGGCGCATCCAACCCTGGAGAATCTGCAAAATTAAAGCTTCCTAAAGAAGAAGTTTTAGCTGACAAAACAATTCCCAAGATGAGAAAAGATACAGAAGAGCTTGTTAAAACATTGAAAGCGCCTCCAATGGCTGGTGCGGCTAAAGCAACGTTTGATATAAACAAAGCAATGAGCGAAGATATAGACGAGCTTCCTGCGATAAGAGATTCGCTAGAAAACATGCAACAAGCGCAACAAGTGCAACAACCGGGAGGAGGAAGCTTCTTCGATCGTCTAGGTATAAAAAATCCATTTAGCGGCATGAAAAATCCATTTAAAGGAATAAAGAATCCATTTAAAGGAATAACTGATGGTGTGAAGGATATGTTTAGCGGTATGGGAGGAAAATTAAAAGATATGTTCGGTGGTATGGGAGGTGGCAAGCTTGGTGGAATGATGAAACGTTTAAAACTTCCTGGAATGGGTAAAATGGGAGAAAAACTAGGAAAATTCGGAGGTTTAGCTTCTGGATTAAAAGAAGGAATTGGTGGCTTCTTATCAGGAGATATGAAAGCTGGTTTCAAAGGAATGGCTAAAGGAGTAGGAAGACAAGCTTTATACTCTCTGCCAGGTGTTGGTCAGATTGCTAAAATGGGAGATATGTTAGGACTTGATGTATCAGGTGCAATTGGTGCAGGATTGAAAAGTTTGGGAGGTGGAATGAAAGCTCTGTTCAAAGGTGATTTCAAAGGAGCACTTAAAGGAATAGCCGGGCAACCTCTTGCAATAGGAAAAAAACTATTTGGAGGTGTAGGGAAGATGTTTGGAATCGGGACAGGAGCAACAATTGAATCATCATGGCATCCAGCAATTCTTGAACAATTATTTGCATCAGGCGCAAATCTAAGAAGTAAGGTTCCTAAAGAAGCAGTAATGAACTTAGCCGAACAAATGGGACTATTACATAGTAAAGATTGGAAAAGGTCAGGAGTTGGTCTTCAAGCCATTAGAGGAAATGAAGAAGGTTTAGAAAAAATAATGGCTGGCAAAGGTAATCTAGGAAAATCATATGCAATATCAAGAGCTAATGATTATTGGAGCTCTGTTGGTGGACAATATCCAGGATCGAATGTTGCAGGAACTGTACCATTTAGTGAAGCTTCAGCAAATCTATTAGTTTCAGCTGGAGTTTTAGGACCTGGGGGTCAATTAGGATCAAATGATGGTGCATATAAACTACCAGGATTAGGACATCTACGCAGCGGCTTGGCAGACGGGGGCGTAGTAACAAGGCCCGTACTATCTCCTGTAGGAGAAGCTGGCCCGGAAGCTGTAATACCTCTAAGTAAAGCTCCAGCAATATTAAGCCAAGCAATGGATTCAAGCGGAATAATAAACGAAATAAGAGAATTAAGAGCAGCTATATTAGAATTATCAAAAAGACCAATCCACATGAATGGAAGAAGAGTTTCAGATATAATATCTGAAGAATTTGAAGAAATGGCGAGACAATAATATGGCAACAAATTTAGAATTATTAGATACAAGAGGTAAAGTATTATTTGATGCTCACGCAGAGCACTTTGCAAAATTAACATCTGGTAGACAACAAGTTATTAGCCAGTATACAGAATTTGGGCAATATCCTAGAAATGAAGATGATACTGAATTCGGATCTGCAGAAGAAACTGAAGCTGCAGCTCAGGCCGAATATGATAGATATGGATTCGAAGGATTTTTAAAATTTTCGGAACAATATGCAGCAAAAAGAGGTAAACGATTGAAAGATATATATCATCAATCTCTTATATCTGCTCCTGATGCAACTGTTGCTGGTAAAATGGCTATGACGCAGAATGGCCAAGGTGTTAGATTGGGAGTTAATAACCAACCTAATATATCTAGATGGAATTCCTTGAATAATTATGATGATGCTTTTAAAAGTGCAGCGGGAGAAGGATTTCCTGGTGCAGCACCAGATCAAGAAATCATAAAAACAGCAGCACAAAATGGATTTACTCTAGGTCAAATATTAGGTCCTCAATCCGGTCTAAGAGATACTTCCGGGATCAATGAAATAATTCACGGAGTAGTATCTGGCCGAATGACATTCTGGGATTTTGTGGAATATGTATCACAACCTAATGATTCATCGCTCGGTGAACTCTTTTCACCTGTTTTTGCTAGAACTCCTAAACCCACTCCAGCAAAAGTTCCTTTAGATGCAGTATTACAACAAAATTTATTGCTACCAGATGAAAATATATCATCATCAGATGTTCATAAAAATCTATATAGCAGGAACAGAACTGCTAGCTCTGAATTTCCCGATGGATTAATGGGTGGCACGAATATACATCTCATTCAAGCAGACGCTGCAACCAATGAAGAAGCTAAAAGATATGGAGATGTTTTTACATATGAAGCTGATGAATCTTTCTATACTTCCGATGCACAGGAGAGAGGATTCCAGAGTAACATAAATGTTAAGAATAATACTATACAATCAGCAATAAAACAGGTTCCAGCAGGAGCCGATGATGATGGATTACCTGCAGGATATGTAGATGCAGTAGAAGATCAATATTTTCCCTTCCTCTTTGAAACAGAAAATAGAGTAGGAGAAGGAGAATTCAAACAGTATTGTTCATTTCAAGCTACATTGAGTCAGTTGCAGGAAAGTTATCAACCCAACTGGTCATCAAAATCATTTTTTGGTAGAACAGAAAAGATACATACTTATGTAGAAACAGATAGAACTCTTGATTTGCAATTTGTTATATTTGCAAATGCGATGAGAGAACTACAGAATGTAAGAGAAAGAACTACTTGGCTAGCCCAACAGACATATGGTTCGTACAATGCTTCAAGCAATAATGTAAATAGAATAAAATCTGGTCCATTAGTTAGATTGACAATTGGTGACATTTTTGCAGGAATTCCTGGTTATATAAGAAATCTTTCTTTTAACTGGGATCACGGAGGCCCAGGAGGTAAATGGGAATTGACACAAAATTTAAGAATGCCACAGTCAGTAAGCGTGTCATTGAGTTTCCAAGTTATTCATGACTTTCTACCTCATAGAGATTATGATTTCTATTGGGGCTTAGCTCCAGGAATGAGTGAATCAAAATTAATTCCAACTAAAGCTTCTGGTCGATCAGGTGGTGATCAAGGAACAGCTGATGAAGCTTATGTAGATCTATTGGCGAGGAGATAAATGGCTATATCTAGATACAAAGAATTTGGTGTAGTAAAAGATCAATCAACTAGAAGGCTCAGATTAGAATCATTTCCTCATATTAGATCAGAAGATTTACATGATGCTAATGATATTATTATTCAATATACTGATGGTATGAGAATGGATACATTAGCACGAGACTATTTAGGAGATGGTAGATATTGGTGGGTGATATGTCTCATGAATGATCTAGATCTTCCTTTTGGAGATAGATTACTACCGGGAGTTATTATAAGAATTCCTATTAACATATCAGAAATATTAAACAAAATATCTAATAAAATAAGGACTGCAATATAATGGCTGCCGCTGGAAGACCCTTACAACTAGGCTTACCTGATCCTGAAATTATAGATGGTTGGAATTCAAGAATAGATGCTCCTGGTTTGAAATTATCAGGATTATCTCCTTTTGTTAATTTAGTATCGTTTGTTGAAGACCAAGATATAGCCGATTTTCTGGGCGTGAAGATTGGCGGCCAGGAGCAGGCCGTGAATCAAAATAATAAAAGATTTTCAAATCTTCAAGATTTCAAGACATTCTCGGCCGATTTAAATCGGAGATTTAGAGATGTTCGATTAATAAATGATTCATCGGAAACTTTTGGAGGTAGATCATCCACCCGCCGCGGAGTACTACTAGCAGAAATGGAATCTCAAATCCAATCGCTAAATCAAAAAGGTGGAGTTGGAATTACTAGCTTAGAAGTGCAAAGAGGAACTAAAGAATCTCTAACAGAAAGATTCAATTTATCAATGACATTTACTGATGCGGAGATATTTGATGCGAATTTAGAGTATACACCTTTGATTATCTTGAACTCAATATTTCTCATGATCTATGGATGGTCTGGAGGTAATGGAGATCTATTTACTGATGCTCCAATTATAGGAGCTTCTTCGACTCCTGAATTTGATCTTGCGGCTACTAATAAGGGATATTGGAGAGCGGCTCTTTGTAGACTGTATAAATTTGATTTTTCATTCGATCAAACCGGACAGATTCTCGGAACATTAGGATTTATGTCTCCTCATAATGCAACTCTAACATTTTTAAAAAATACAGCAATAAGAGGAAAGGTAACAGAATTAATAAATGGAGAAGGTGAACGAAAGCCGTCAACTGAGTTTATGAGCGATGCTGCTATAAAGATTATCTTTGGAGATAAGACACTCGCGCCTACGAGGAAGCAGCCCTGGCTTCGCGACGGTAGACCGGGCTTAAAAGAACCTGCAATAATTACTGATGTGATTCATCAAAAAGAATATTTAGATAGCTCAGTTGATCCTCCAGTAACTAAAACAGCTCCTATTAAAGAAGAAGTTAAATCATATTATTATTTAGGATGGGTCTTTGAAGCATTTAAAAAAGCCACTAATGATAAAATGCAAGATCAAAAAAGAGCAGATAATATGCCAATAAACTTTGAATATCGACCGGTCGATGACGCAAAAGTTAAGCATGTTTATAAAAATATATATAATCCTCCAAATTTATCCACAACTGATAGCGAAGATTTCTTTGAGACAAATGCAGCACATGAAATAACCAATGTTTTTGAAATTCCCTTGAAAGTATCAGCTGTAGATGATATTATATCTAACACTAATCTCTCATTATTAAATACTGTTAAACAACTCATTGATTCAACAACTCATGATCTACCTGGAGTTATATTGGGTACAAAGACTAAAACAGATGGAGCTATAGAAATCTTTGTAGCCAATGGTGAAATTCCAGAAGTGGAAAAAAATCGCGATGTAACAATTTTTATAGAATTCGGATCAAAGAATTCATTGTGTGAATCTATAGATCTAACATCTGCATTAAATCCAAACGCCTATGCTGTTTATCGTGTGCCCGTAGAACTAGGAGATTCTGTAGAAGAATTAAAGCAAAATTTAGAAGGAACAGGTCTGGACAAAGAAATAGATAGACTACTCACAGAACCCGATGAGCATGGACAGAAAGCTCAGCCAAATCCTACAAGTTTAGTATCGAAATTAGTACAGCAAGATATGAGAAATTTCAGAACAGTTACTACCAGGCTGCTGAGTGGTGAAGATATATTTTCTAGATTATTAGGAAGATATCTCAAAAGAACAAGTATAGTCGTTCATGGTATTACAAATATAGAAGCTTATACAACTATTTTAGTTAAGGGAGTTTTTAAGAGATTATCTGGAACGTATACTATCATTCAAGTTACAGAACAATTGAATCAATCATCGTTTACAACAAATATTGAAGCTTCACTTGTTAAGCCATTTGATTCTGGAGTGAATCTTACAGCAGTATAGTTTACGAAACAATACAATTGTTATTATAATTTATAGAAACATTAACAACAATAAAAGGAAATTTATGGCTAAGTATTGGGCAGAAAAGGAAGAAAAAGCTGTAGCCGATTATGTTAGAACCGACAATACAGCTCTAAGACATAAGTTGTACTGTGACGTAATTGAGCGAGCATTCAGAACTCTGATAGAAAATATATTCTACACTTATCACTTTAACAAACTTCTTGGAAGTTTA